AGTAAGTGGAATCTTGGAAACTTAAACACAGCGGAGAGCATGTTTAGACAGACAAAGATTACTACCTTGGATGTTAGAGATTGGGACTTGAGTAAGCTAACAAACACTGTCTATATGTTTTTTCAGACTCCACTTATTTCACTTGATACTAGCGGATGGAGACTGAACAACTTATTAACGGCGAGGCAGATGTTTGAAAGATGCAATGCTCTGATTTCTCTAGGTGATACAAGCAGGTGGGGACTAGAAAAACTCACAAACGCATCAGCTATGTTTAATGATTGCTTTGCCCTTCAGTCACTTGATACTAGCGGTTGGAGATTAGAAAATGTAACTACTATGAGACAGACATTTGATACCTGTAGAGCTCTCACTACTTTAGGTGATACGAGTAGGTGGAACTTAATTAGGTGTACAGACATGCAGAGTCTTTTTTCTAACTGTAATCAACTAACAAAAGTAGACATTTCCTACTCTAGTACCCCTATGGTTGTAACATCTAACTTGAATAGTACTACGTGGAGTGTAGGTAATCTTGAGTCATTAGTAGGTGACCATACGGAGACAGATAATATTAGTGTATTTAATGGGTATAACAGCTCTGATTTTGATATTAGAAATGTAGTAAACTTAAATCTTGCATCTATCCTTGCGACTATCAGAGGTCTAGGTACAAATAGAACTAAGAGAAAGTTTTTCACGCCGCAAGGTTTTGATAAGTCTAGGATACCTCAGGAATATAAGACAATGTTAGAAAATAAAAATTGGGAACTAGCGTAATGATGAAGAAATTAATTACCGGTCTCGCATCTATTCCGGTTGACAAATGGATGCATGCAGTAGTTAGTATGTTAATTGCTGTATTCTTGTATAAACTATTTGCACTTACCGGCATGCCACTTATGATGACTCTTATTGTTTCATCAGTCTTAACAGTTGGTATTGGTATTGTGAAGGAGGTCTGGGATAAAAAAAATAATGGATCACCAGAGGCACGTGACATAGTAGCGGACATTATTGGAGTAGTAGTAGGAATCTTACTAGTACTTTGGATCTTGCTTTAATTACTTACTCATACTTAGGAGAAATCTTAGGTATGAGTATTTTCTTTTCTTCCCCGAACAAAAAAAAGAATAGAAGCCAACATACTGACTTCTACTCTCTTACTTCCTACTTACTCAGCTTACTCCTCTTTTCCTGGATAAGTTTTTCAAGATCTTCTGCTGACATGCTCTTGATATCAGCTCTCTTCTTTTCAGCCAGTATATCTTCTAGCTCTTGAATCTCCTTACTTGTCTGGTAGTTCTCCTTTGCCTGCTTACTATCATCTACCCTTGTCAAGTAAACATCCTTAAGCACTTCAAAACGGAGCACTGCCTGTTCAATTTCTGGATCTTGTGGCTTTGTCTCTAAGAAACTGAGCTCACCCTGACCACCTGCACCTTGGAGTCTTTCTTTCTCCTTGTATGCGTCTTCTACTGCACTCTGGAGATCTGACATCTTAAGGCTCCAAAGTTCTTCTGTTGTCACTTGTCCAATCTTAGTAGTATATCTAAGATGGAGTTTCATTGCTTTCTTGTACATACTTTTTAGAATTTAATTCGTACTACTCTCTTATGTGATCCACTTAATCTCACTACTACCTCATCACGGACTGTTGAATTAAAGCCAAGTCCACTAAGCTGCCCAGGTACTGACTTACACCTACACTTATGACCCAGTACTTCCATTACTTTTCTATGTTGTAATAGTTCTGGGGTTAAGAATTCATTGTGAAAGGTTCTAATATCATCTGGTGACACTGCCCCTTCTAGCATAAAGAAGTAGTGTTTATTACCTACACCATTCTCCTGCCAGTAATTTGGACTAAGGCAGAGGAGATTAACCTTGTGAAATTCTAGTGTGTCCAAGCCAAATACTGTCACCTGCTTAGTTTCACTACTTACTAGGTATGGTGTATTCTCGATCTTCTCAAGCTTACCATTCTTAATATAGATGTCTGCTATCTGTGCATTCCCCTTCACTTCCTGGCCTACCTCGAAGTTAAATGTTTGGTTATCTATCACTACCTCTGCTTTTACACCACTATTCTTACCGCCATCGAAGTTATGTACGTAGAGATGATATAAGCCGTCTCGTACAGTACTCATGTCGGGGTAGAAGATATTTTCAACTCCCACTCCTCTTGGCCTAATCATATCAATATCAATAACACCACCACAACTACTCTTTTGTCTCTGTACCTGGTCCATCGCTTTATTGATATTGTGTAGGCCGTAGTAGATATGGTCGCTTCCTGGCTCTACTAAGTGTGCATCAAAGTCAACAATACTTCGTCCATCTTCGTTCCAGAGTATTGAAAATCTGAAAGGTGCATCAACGAAACCACCTGCTGACTTCACTGCTTTCTTGATCATGCTTTTTCCTGCCAAGTTTCCGGTGTAAGTCCAAGAGAAGTTATTTTGCCACTTGAATATCCTCTTACTATCTTTGTTAGTTGATGTAATGAGTGATACAAAATTCTCTGCGTGGCGATTCTCAAGGTATAATTCCACACCGGTACATCCTGGCAGAATATCTTGCATGAACTTCTCAATTCCTACTTCCTCGACATTATCAAAGACTGCCTTCTTATGTTGTGAGTGCGTAGGTTGGAGTCCATCAAATACACTCACCACAGACTTAGCCTTTGCAAGATCTGAGTTAATATGTAGTATGTTAGGAAGGTCTATGTCATCAATCACTGCACACCTCCTATTAAATGAATCTTCGTATCCATTCTCCTTCACAAACTTCTCAGCTTCTTCAATCTGTTTCTTAGTAATAGGTGCACTAGCCTTCATGTAGTTAGCTGGATCTACCTTGTAATTGAATGACTTGCAGGCCTCATTGATTTCCATACCTTGTGATAGGTCAGACATAAGAGTACCAATTGCAGTATTCAAGAACCTAGACTTAATACTAGCCCTACTAGATACTGACCAAGCCCATCTGTCCCTCTTACCTTGCTCTGCCTGATTGTATTCTTTCTTACAATCGATCGCAAAATTCAAGGCCCTCATATAAGAATCGCCATTAAGTAGTGATCCTTGTAATGTTAAGTCCTTGATGAGCTCTAATGTATCCAAGCTAACCTCTTCCATTGCCCTCACTAGTACGTCATGATTAGACTTAGCAAGGCCAACCAAACTTTCCGTACTATCACCAGTTTTATTGATGAACTCGGATGGTACCTCAACGTAGAAATGATTGAACGTTACTGTCTGATTCTCCACAATCCCTGAATCTGGCCATCTCTGTACATCTTCTAGTAAGTAGCGCTTTGTATTACGCCGGACACCTAGGAGATAAGTTGGTTGATTGTCTGTTGGATTTGGTTCATATGGAGTTCTTGGATTTGCTAAGTACGATAATGACTCAACAAATACTCCTCCTACCTCGGCGTTCTTAATAAGCGCAGACATAGCACGAACTGACTTACCATATTCTTTCTCAACTTCCTTGTCCTGTATATCTAAGTCAAACAAGGTCATAATGTTGAGGTCAGAGTCGAGTGCAATAATACTACCATACCTCCTAATAAAAGCGTGGCAGTAGTTGCAGTTATGGACACTACTATCAATGTCCCTGAAAATTGGGTCTGGCTTCATTCCCTCTAAGTAGGTAGCCCAAAGCTGTTCTGGATCTACACTACTCCTAAATAATTTTCCAGTCTTACACATCTTCTCAAACTGGACTCTCATCAGTTCTGTTAATCTTTCCATAAATTTTTGTTATAAAATGAATTCATACTTTCATCACGTCCATAAAGTTTAAAGTACCTGTTGTCCTCTGAATAATTACATGAACAACAAAGTACTGCGTTTCTTTTGTTAATCATAATAGATGTTTTACTGTTATTATTAATGTTTTCACACAAGTAAGGAATCAAGGGGAAACAAAAAAAAAGAGAGCCGAGAAATACATCCCAGCTCTCCCACACATTATCAACTATTTATATGAGCTTCTTCTATTTCACACGTAGAATCTCCTCGTCAATAATGTGTATTCTATATTATCATTAATAAGGGATTGAAGGCTTCCTAGATGCAGTGAATAATACAGAGACCGGTTGAAAAGAAAAAGAGAAGATTTTTATTTCTTCTCTTTCTTATTGATCCCCTTAACGGCTTTATCCATTAGGTAACCAATCAAATAGGCAGAATGTTCTCCACCTAGTACTACCTTTCTATCAGATAGTATATTCTCTGTAACATGAAATAACTCATGCACTAAGACCGACTCTATACTTGCAGTCTTCAGGTTATCAGTCTCAATACCTACTATATAAGCACCAAGACTATTAATCTGTTTTGTTGCGAATCCTCTCAGACTCTTTTTCTTTAACTGTTCAACTACTTTTACTAATTGAACATCTTTCTTCTTACTGAGCTGTTCTATTATTTCAGCTCTAGTTCCTACCAAGACGATTACCTTTGTATAGTAAACGTCAATGTTAATATTTATTTTCTTCATAATTTTATAGTGTTAAAAAATAATTTATCCCAAGACCTTTGATTTTCTTGAGATAACTTTCATTACATTAATAAGGGATCTAGAGGAATATAGAAGGATAAAAAATACCTAACCTATCTATCACAGACAAGTTAGGTAAAGTACATTTATGCTAGAAAATCAATATAGTCTTCATAATCTGATTAAGACTTAGAGAGCGGGCCATCACAGTCTGCAATAACTAATCTATTACTTTCCCCTATTAGTTTCATAAAGGGCCCGCAGATTGTATCAAAGCCATCCTTAATCTCAACACCGTCAATTGGTAGGTCTGGAAAGTATGCATAAATCGTAGTGTAATCTATTCTTCCTCGTGGTGGTAGTATTTTAACTGTTAGATCGTCCACTACATTACTTAGACCTACTACAAAATGCATAGCAACCGGACTGATATATAAGTAGCCCGGTGGAATTTCAATGCTTGTGTCTTCGTCGTGGTAAGGAAATTCAAACCTAACCTCCTTACTTACCTCACCTTCATACTTATTAATGATATCGAACACTAATAGGTCTAGCCAATAGATACAGTGCGTAACATTTCCCCATGAGTGCGAATTATACTCAACTGGCGGAATATCTACACCAATTCTTAAAGTACAATCCTGATCTTTGCTGAATACTATCGTCAGGTGCTCTACTGATAATTCCAACCTATCAAGACCAATTATTCCACTAATACAAACTGGTCCCATCGTATTATAATATACATACTTAGGGGCCTTTTCTTTTATGTATTCTTTAATTTCTTCAAACTTCATACCTTCCTAGTACTGAACTGCATATTTGACATTCTCCTTAAACTCTTTCCAGGTTGTTGAGTTAGTCATCATGAACGAATAGTATGCGCAGTTCTTAAATTCATCTATCCATTCGTCGAGTGTTAATTCAATGCTAACACTTTCCCAGCCTGAGTCCGATAATACTACCTTACTACCCACTGATTTTTCCCAGTCCTCAACACTTTTAAAACCAGCCCTCTCAGCTCTTACCTTAGGCGTTGTATTTCCCCAATAATATCTACTGAACTGATTTGACTTTATCTTATACTGATCCATATCCGGCGGCAGTGTAGACTTATCGATTGGTGTGAGCTCTGTTTGACTACTTTTCATCAAGATTTCACCCTCTGCCTCAAGTACCCTAGCAAAGTCTCTCCCAATCATTACATAGTCAGCACCCAAGGCAAGACATTTAACAGCATGAAGGTATGAATCAACACCACCATCAGCTATTATCTTAACAGGGCGGAGATTCTTATTCACAGACTTACTCTTCTCAGCCTTTATATCATTGAGTAAGCTAGCAAGTGGATAATGAAAACCATACTTGCACTTATCTACCAATGAACCCCCTGATATACCAACTCTCATGTAATCAAATCCTGCCTTACTGTAATACTCATAGGTGTTTGGATTTGCTACATTTCCTCCCATAAGTAATATCTGACCGCCATACATCTTCTTAAGTTCATTGCAGAGAGACATAATACCTGCATCATGACCATTACCAGCATCAATACAGACATGGAACTGATTATTACTCTCTCGTCTCGTACTCAAAAAGTTCCTCCTTACCTCAACCACAGTAAATGCACAGAATACCCAAGCACAGTAATTTAGTCTTAGGTCGATATTCTCAGTGCTAGGTATTATCGGCCGTATTCCCGCTGAGTCATAAATCTTGGCACTCTCACTACCTACTATTGATGGCATTGGGGAGGTGAATATTGGAAGTGTATCTGTATTACTTCCTGTTACATCTAATTCATCACTAACCAAGAAATCTACGTCAGCGGATAAGTGGCCGTTATTAATAGCACTTGGTAATAATGTAATGTCTTCTAGCTCATACAAATTTATCATCTTCTTCTTATTTTTATTATTACTTCTTTCACAACAATAAGGAATTAAGGGGAACGAAAAAAACGACAGAGAGTTAGTTACTCATAAATAACTATCCTTTCGACTCTCTATCTCTACCAGTACCGTAGTTCAACTTGGGTATATGATGCATCCTCTTGGCCTCCCATGGAACCTCCTGCGTACATAGCTTCCTTTACCGCTACATCGGGTAGCCTAGCGAATTTAGCTTAGTATTTAACATACTAATAGATCTATAAAACTAGACAAAATTCGATCTAGTATCAAAGTGTATTTCAACCCCAATACCCCTATTACACTATTAAGGATTTGAAGGCGTTATAGAAACAAAAAAAAAATAAACGACTGGAATAGTATATAAATTAGATAACTATATACTATCCCTATCTCTACCTGTACCGTAAACCACGATTAATGTATACCTATTAAGTGGTCCCGTCATACTTAGCTTACCTGTTTCGCTACAAGGGTATTATATTCTTAAGTAATAGACTTATAAGAATCATACAAGAATTCAGTCACATAAAGATATCATAACATGTACGAGTCTCTATGCCTCATTGTTAAGGATTCTAAGGCTTTACAGATGCACTAATTCCATAGATAGCTATTAGTATCTCATTTATTGAGAATAAGTAATCATGGTCTAGTACATATAATCTATTATCTTTGCCTAATTGATCCACACTAATATAGAAATTTTCCTTTATATTATTGTTTTCTATATACTTTTCAAACCAAGTTAGAATAGGGATAAGGTTACTATAATCCTTACAAAACTTTGTCACTAACAGGTCAGCATAATCGATGCTATTATTAATATTCCCTATACTTATATATTTCTCAAAGTACTCTATATCCTTTATAGTGCCAAACTCTTCTCTACCAAATTCATAAAGGCGCAAAATATTAAAGCCCCAGACACTCTTTATGTAATCATCCCTTGCTTTATCATAATCTATATTATGAAGCCTAGAGTCCACTTCTACTATTAGATTATGGTATGGGAAAATATAATCTACCACAAAGAACGTTCTTTTCATTTTATCTTTGTCTACATTATATTTACTACAAAGAGAATCCCACAGCTTTCTATTCTCGATAACTAATGGAATTTCCCTATCAAATTTAATATTAGGGTAAAAATGTTTTAATATAGCTCTAAAAAGAGGTGACCATTTACTTCCTTGATTTAGGTATATTTCCCTCTTAATCTCCATGTTGAAACTTAGATTAGGAATCTGATAATGATCTATGTACCTTGGAATCATAAATAGATCAGAATGAATAACGTATTTGTTACTCTTTGTTACATATTTTAATATATTATCTTTTCTCATACATATAAGGGTTCTAGGGCAAGGGAATAAAAAAGAAAGAGAACTAAGTCTCTTTCTTCTCATAGGATCTTTCTATTACTTTATCTAGTAATTGAATTGGGAATGCTTCATAGTGTTCAAACTTAAATGTCAACTCAACTGCTCCATTATCTACACGCCCTGCTTTATTCATTAGTGCATTTCTAAGTACTAGCACATTCCGGCAGCTACAAATAAAGAAGTCATCTGTATAATCAACCTTCTTCCAAAATTCATGTGTACTAATCTTCTTGAAACTATGAAAGTACTTTGCCGGCACTTGAAATCTAATACCTCTTAGTTCAGACCCATCACACCGAAAAGTTGCGCAAATTAATGGATCTAGGTCTGGCGTATTTTCTGTCATATGCTCTAGACTTACAACAGTAGAGATTTCATCACTAACCTTCGGCTTAGCAAATAACCTTATATTACCTATTTTACTAATACAAGGACTATACTCACATTCATAGTAAATCAGATCAATCTCACTAATTTCGTCGACTTGAAACCTTCTATTACCTACTATCAGATTAAACCTCATAGCTCCACAAAATCTAAGAACAGTATATCACCCTTTACTTCCTCTTTGATCTTCTTATTCCACAGCCTAGCAAATAACCAAGGAAATAGGTCGTCAATAAATCCAACCCATCTTCTCCATCCACTAGTCTCTAATGGTTTTCCCGTGAATATAGACGTGGTGCTACTATACCTATCTATCAGAATTGGTTCATCATTAATTCTGTCATCAAGTATTTTTTTCCACGTTTTCTTATCACGGAACCCAAAGAACTTAATCTGCCTGAATGTATTGATCAAGGTAGTGCAGAATGTAAGAAAATAAAACTTCTTCTCTGTCATTACTGCTAGTGAATCAGGCGTAAACAAGAAGGGCGGAGTTTCTAGTATTAATCTCACACTAGCATCACCTTTCTCATTTAACCAGCCTAATATACCACTCAGCTTTTCAACACTACACCTAAAAGTCATCCACCCATGTCTTACTAGGGGCTTACCATTCTTATCAAACCACAACCTAATATCAAAAACCCTTACACCTAGCCTATATTGCGCCCTAATATCCACGCCTTGACATCTAGCAGTGAAATGAAAGGGCCACAATAAGATAGAACTAGGTCTTAAGTAGGAAAGTGAATTATGACTTCCTAGAATTCTCATCTTCTATCATTCTTTCTAAGGTAGTAACACTTTCCTCATAGAATTGATCTCTTCCTACTTCAGTTACCCCCAAGTTGATTAAGGCTTGGTGAAATCTCGTATCTGGATACTTTGTTAGGTACATGACGAGCTTATTGATTATCTCAAAATTGCTCACCTGTCTCTTCTTGATCATCTCTTTCAATTCCATCGTCTTCTAGTATTTTTGTTAAACTATTTCTTAATAACTTAGCCTGTGTAGTTGATATCATCTCCGTACCAAGCGTCCTACCGTACATAGAGAAGGTAAGTAAGACTCCATTCTCCTGCTTCTCTGTACTAACAATTACATCTTCTATTTCGTACATAGTCTAATAATGTCTGGAAATTCTTGAAGTGCCTGTCTAAGTGTTCCCTCAAAGAGCCAACTACCTAATAACCTACCTTCCTTATGATCTAAGTAGGTCCTAGTTTCTTGGTACTCTTTCATTAGTTCCTTTCTGATTGCTGGTTTATCCTTAGCATCTCTTAATTTCTTACTGATCAAGTCAAGGTCCTGTCGTAATGCCTCAACTGATTTTCTACAAGGACAAGGAATACGAAAAGATATAATAGAGTCAAGACCATTATGTACCACTGTCTCTGTATTGTATATCATGATCTTAAGCTTATTCTCTTCCTTCTCTCGCTCCTCCGAATTTCTATAGAGGTTAGATAGTAGGTGAAACTTATAGAGGCTTATTTCAAATTTCCTGAGCCACACTAGTTTCTTTGGCTTTCCCTTCCAATATTCAAACTTAATACCCCACCTTACATCATTGTCCTTCTTGCAGCTAATGTGTCCACAAAAATTTCTCCTTAGTAAGTTAAAATTAAATGTCTTGTACATAATTGTTATTTTGGTTTATAATTGATACTGCATTGGGCCTCTACCATACCTAAACTCTTCCGGTAATACTTCCCAATCACCCGGTAATGGTTTTTTATATTGGCTCATTGATAGTCTTAACTTAAACATACGTAGACAGATGCTTTCAATAACTCTACCAGAAATAAATCTTCTCTTGGTCTTTACTGAAACACCTAATCCATCATTTCCCTTCATGCAAAAACAGAAAGAAAATACCAAATGTCTCTTCTTCGTAGTTATACTAAATTCTCGGTACATAATTATAATACCTTGTTAAGTTTAAAACCATCATATAAGTACATAGTCGTGCCAACCTTATAGTAACACCCAGCACTTAAGTTAATTCTCTTCCCAGTCTTAGCATCTTGATAGGTACAGTAATTTCCCTTATCAGTCACCAATATCCTAGTACAAAGTAGTTCCTCAAGTCTTGCCTCCTCTGTACCAAGTTCTAACATCCTATTCCTGACCTTACTGAGCTTCTCCTTAATGTCGGTAATTCTCTTCTCAACTTCTTCCAATGCACCCTCGATAGTACTGAATAAGTTAAAATCATAGTACCTCCTGAATCTGCCGGGTAAGTTTCCAGGATTAATAGAACAAAGCGGAAAATCTGAAGTACTATATTCACCATTACCTTCTTTGTCTTGAAACCTAATCTTTCCGATCAGTCCTCCTTTCTCATCTAATACTTGAAGCTTGAGTGTACGTTTTACTACATCTTCTTCTACTGTATCACCTATCACTGCATTAACAATACGAGGACTAAATTCATCAAACTGGCCACCTTCAACCATGTACCACTTACTTCCTTTTTTAAATTCACTTAATAACCTGTCTTCCCACATTATAATTTATATGTTTATTTGTTTACACATATAAGGTATTGACGCCACTGACCCACGAAAAATAACTAGGTACCAGAGCATAACTTACCCTAGTACCTAGAACGTTTTATTGTTACTTCTTGTGGAATCTAACCTTTATCTTGCTTAGATCTTTTGACATATTACAACCACCTTCGATGATAAATCTTCGGTATGGACTGCTTACTAACTTCTGAGCCCCTACTATATCATCTCTGCTGGTATCACACTCAACATCAAGTGGACAATTCATAATCTTGTCATATAGCTTTAAGATAGACTTCGCACTTCCCTTAAACTCAATCGTATTCTCATCAATTGTCTTAAGTTCGTTCGCCTCCTCATAGCTATAACCAACAAGCAAGTCAAAGAGTAATCTAATCTTTGGACCTATTGTTGCACAGAAATCCGTATAGTTCTTATCGTAAAATCTTCTAATCTCAAATACCTTTTCAACTGGTATGTAATTAGTATTAGAATCCGTAAATGTTCGCCTAGGTTCACTACACCTAAGCCGTGAGATAAAACCCCACTGCTAACCCTCTCGAGCTAGACCAGACTATATCTTCAGTTTTTACACTGCCTACTGTTTCGAATATCAAACGTTTATATTCTACTCTACTCGGTTAACATATAATGTCCCTTTCGATAGTCGTTGAATGAGCTATTACACTCACTGCTGATTATCTCTATCTGTTAGGTTATTACACTAAGTACTAACAGCTTAACAAGACGTCCCAGCAATTTAGTAGGTTTAACGTGCACCATTCTATCAATGCACTACGATAATTGGCTGAAGTGGCTGTTTCCAACCCTCTTCTAGTGATTTCCTAATGTTATTATAGAAACCACAAGCCATAATAGAACTTGTACCTCCCTGAATTGGCAAGTTGGTACCTAATCTCTCTATTCTTGCAATAATATTTCCTCTCTCACGATCTGTTGTTGCCTTTGGTAGATAATCTGTATACTCAATCAGTCTTAGTTTATCTCCTAAGAATGTATTGATATAACCGTCGTGAGTCATTGGATAAGAACCTTGCTTTGCTACATATTCTCTAAGCTTTGGGAATGAATTGTAAAGACCTTGTATAATATCATCAGCTTCATTCAGGCTACATTCAAGTCTCTCTGCTAATGAATTCTTACCTAGACCATACAATACACCAAGGAAGATAGTCTTAAAACGCTTCCTCCATTTCTTCTTCATCTTATCGCTTAAATTATCCCACTCACTCTCACCTAAGTAGAGCTTCGCAGAATATATGTAAATGTCTGATCCTTCCTCAAATTTTGCTATCAACTTAGGGTCACCACTGGCATACCCCGCTGATTTCACCTCCGCACTACTACAATATGTTCAAGAGCTACGCAACCTGCTCCCAGTTCTCATTATTGAACTTCTAAGTATTTCTACCTAGTTCAGACTATATCACATTCTCTTTATCCTACCTAAGAGAACCCTACCTTTTCCACTCTGCGATTTCAAGTGTACTCCCCACTACAGGGATAGTCGTTGAGGGTTACATATATTATGTCTTCCCTGCTAATTATCTTCAGCACTACCTGTTAAGACTTTTCAGCAATAGATAGGTTATTTGTTCTTGAGATCGCTCCCAAGTGACACTAGTTTTTTGTATAATGTCAAAGTACGTTAGTATTTGTGAAGAACCTCCATATATTATATTACCATTAGAGTCCCATGTTGGAGGTGGACACAATACATCCTTACAATCTCCATGGCTAATTCTGTTATTCCTTTATTTTTCAATAAGGCAAGACTATTTCATTATCCAGCATTCTCTAACTGGATAGGCTGCACTTCGAAGCCAAGAATTTCACTTGACCCCTACTCCCCACAACAGGATAGTCGTTACACCTTTCTAAGCGGTTACCCTACTTAGACTTGGCACGAGATTAGCATATTACTCTCATAACTTAGCCTCCCTCGTTAGCAAGAATTCCTACATTCTCACACCTAGCATTTTACTAGTTCACAGCCTTTTCACTTAAGTATTACTACCTAAGGCTACAATTTCTCATAGTGTGGAAAGGACTTGACCACCTCTTACTGCTCTTACTCAGTACTTCATATCTTGTAAATACTTTCCAGACAGCACCAGGTTCATTCTCGTCCGCTTCTCTAATTGGTATATGATCTTGACCCTCTATTACCCACTTACCAGTCTTATGAAACATACCATCTGAGCCTACATATGTCGAATCTAGTTTTGAATACTTCTTGAATATTAAGTAGTTCAATACCATTTTCCGCATGAAGTAAAAATCATCTTCCATGTCAGTAGGTTCAAAATGCTCTTCATAACCAGTATATTGTTCATTGAGGGCCGGGAAATATGTTGTCTGCGCTTGAAATCCTCTCAAGTTTGTCCATATCTCCTTAACACCGTCAGTCATATTATCAAGTTTCTTAGTAGCCTGCCAAGATGTAAGCGCAATATTAAATACCTTATCCGGATACTTAAAACTTACACCTGGATCTTTCTCAACAAATGACCGCCACTGTTCAAAAAATTCCTGATACCCAACGTTAATGTCAGTAATGCCTCGATCACTGTAAAACTTATCTGTTCCCTCTAGTTGTTGGGTACTTTCTATCATAGCCGCCAAGTAACATGTCTGAGGTCTATATAAGGTAGCTAGTTCAAATGCAATCTGATCATTCTCAATCGGCGATTTACACTTGAAATAATTGTCGCTAACATACCCCGCATATTCTACCAACGGACGCTTCTCACCAAATGCATAGATCATATCCGGTACTTTATGAATATCACTTAACTGCTTCTTCACCTTCTCTAATTCTGCATACGCCTTCTTATAGTACAAATATTTCTCCAGCTCTACATGCTTCCTGAATTTCGTTGGGTGTTTCGCGGGGTCTAATTCAAGCGACCTAATACCAACAAGATCACTAAACTTATCGGCAATGAGAGAGATTAATTTTTTCTTTCTCTTAACTGTCTCATCTATTTTTGTCGCCATCTTTACCTCAGACATCGCACCCCTGACAATATCTAAGAAACCATTTGCAAACTTAGGACCATACTTAATCAGAATACCGCCCTCGTTTAGGCCAGTACTGTAAGAATCCATACTGTCTAAGTTCTCAAGTAGGATATCTTTAACTATCTCTACTACGTCTCCATTATGAAACTTACCCTGTTCAAGTAGTTTAACCGCCACAGGATGATAACGCTTTAGTGATGCCGCCTGTTTTGAATGAGCCTGCATCTTAATATAACACCTAGCCTGAGCACAATATGTAATACTCCAGGCCATTTGCTCATGACAGTACTTTTCATAACTCTGTCTGAACGGCTCATCAATATAAAGACCACTACCCATTAACCTAGCACCAAGCCTAATGTTGTCTAAGTTAACCTTCCAACAATCCTCTGAATAAGTATCAAACCTAGACATTGCAATAAGGAGTGTATAGAATGAGTCAAGACAACAATAATGACCCAGGATCTCACTCGGTACACACATAAAAGGATAACCCCAATACTCTAACATAAGACTATTGAACTCCCCTATGTAGTCTGGATATCTCTTACTCAGCTCATTCCACTCAGGCGTATTGTAAAAGCTTGACCTATCTACCTTGAATACCTTACGTTGATCCTTCTTAAGCTTACCGACAATCTCATACAAGCCTGAATCAATGAGCTCACTAATCCTGTCAAACTCACTATCCCATACATTCACGCCTAGGACTCTCTGAGCTGTCCACTTAAGAGAAAACTTCTTAAGGTGAAACCCATCCATTACATTGACAGCACTAGCATCACAAAGATTATATAAGTCAACACCGAGTACCCTATGACTCACCTGCCACTCATACTGCATATTGTAAGTCCAGATATGATCCATCCTCTTCTTGAAAAAATCACCCAGTAACTTTAAAAGATTACTATACTCTGGTGAACCCTCTGGATAAGAATGGCGAATATCAGTAAGACTAATAAAACCACCAAATCTCTCTGTACAAATCGCAACACCACTCAACCAGAACTCCTTATCTAACGGCATACCACTCGCCTCATAGTCCATTCCATAGTGCTGCTCGAGAGGAAGACTATCTAAGTACTCAAGAAACCTAAGTGCACCCTGATAATCGTGAATAATCTTGTGCTGGAAACCTGAAAAACTAACAGGCCTCACAAACTCAGGACTCAAAAAATAATCAATGTCCTCTTGGCTTGGATACTCTACTACTACCTTTGAAAATGCACCTCCCTCCATACTAAGACGAGGTAACATAGCACAATCAGTATAAGTCTCATTTCTTACACCAAAATGATAGTAAGACTTCAAATACTTAAAAGGCTTACCACCAACAATTAATACACCGTCAGATTCACCTAATGATAACTTAGCAAGACGTTCAGCCTCACTCATACCATATAGGCCCTGAAGTGTGTAAACCTCCGAAAAACCTGAGCCATAATAACGCGCATAGGTCGGAGTCTCTTCTTGATCTACTAATACAATTCTTCTGTTCATTAGATCTTAAAAATAAAAAAGTTTATATTATTATACATTCCTGGAGCTTGTTTAACAGAGACCCCCAGGCATCTCTATCACACATATAAGGAAACTAAAGGAAAAACTAGCCAAGCTTACAAAATGTAAACCTGACTAGAATATTAACTTTTACAGCCATCAATCCTTGTACAACACCTTAAGAGTCTACTGACCTGATAAATTTCAATATGTCTCTCTTCTAAGTGACTATTAGAATCCTCTATCTGTAAAAATCTTCTAATAAACTCTCTATCTACTTTAGGTGAAACCTTTGGTAAGTCAACAAGATCGATCCCATAAGTATCTAACATATATTTAAACAAGTCTGTCTCCTTAGTAGCCAACATTTCCTTAATCAAATCTCTTCCGCTCTTATGATATACTGTTTGAATTAAGTCCCAGTTATGATCTAATAGCTCTACACGATTTATATATTGTACACTAAGCGTAAATAAACACTGCTTATAAGAATTAAATATATCTTGAATAGCTAGAAATTCTACAATATCCGTTAGGTTAGTAATATCACTAATAGTATTAATGTTATCAATAATGCTCTTAGTAATACTATTTATCTTAATATAGTTAGATCTATAGCTAAAATTACTACCTTTAAAAACTTCTAGTGTACTAAGAAGGTAGTCCTTAACTTTCTCATTAAAACCCCTCCCTTTTAGTAACTTAACTACACTGTAAATAGAACTATTTTCTAAGTAAGCTGATCTTCTCTTAGTATATTTAATCCCGTAAACACAAATTACGTTATCACCTGAGTCGTCTAATATTGATGCTTCTAAAATATAAATCATACAGTATCTTCCTTTCTACTTAGTATTTTGAAACCGTGGACCCTCTTATCTCCATCCAACAGTAAACAATTCTTCAGCTCAAAGTACCTATTAAGGTCAGATGCCTTTGCAGTTGCCCTATAATCAACACTCTTATATAGGTCTGCGAGAGTCGACTTAATTTCGGACTTTGAATACGATTTTCCAACTTCAAAGGCGTTATAGATAAATGGTTTTAGTCTATCACAGTTAAAATCCCTTATGTTAAGCTTTCTATCCATATCTCCAAACTTGTAACACATTGCCTTACACTTATCAACACCCAATCTAACTACGTATTCCTTGAATCTCTTGTAGGGTACACAATCTAAGAATGCGCTAAAATTAGGGTGCTTCGATTGTTCACAGAGGTATTTAAATTTCTCCCTCCTATCCTTTATATTACTGAGATGGTCCAAGAACTCACAGACTGCTTTCTTCTCTTCGTCTGTAAAGTCTTCTAGTTCTATACCATAATTCTCTTTTACGTAACTGAATAGGTCTGTCTCACTTGATTCTAACATTTCCTGTACCAAATCCCTCGGCCACTTGTTAAACACTGTCTGGATAAGATTCCAGTTCTTTGTAATGACGCCTCTATATTCACCATAGTACTTGTTGACAGTAGTATGACTCACCTTAGCAGTGCCTTTGAGATTTAGTATATCCTCCTTCGTGTTTATACTGTCTATCAATTCAACCAGTTCATCATCTTTAATAAACATCTCGGATCTACCATCATACTTCTTGTCCTTTATATGCCGATGAATCATTTTCTCACAAGTCATATCAAACTCATCACCCTCTAATTTCTTGTACACTATAAAGGATGCATTACAAGTCATATATTCAGACATCCTCCTATCAAAATCACAAGTATATCCAATCTTGAAAATACGAATAGGGTCATTTAAGTCCCTAGTCGCAAGCATTTCGATTATATAGATCATAACTTCTTATTTCTTATTAATTAACTTAAAACTACTAACCCTTTTATTATTCACTGTGACTAGACCCTTCTTATATTCAAAGTAATTATCTAAGTCACTAGCCTTTGCAGTAGCTTTATAACCAATCTCTTTATATATTCCAGCAAGTATCTCTTTAATACCGCTCCTAGTATAAGAATTACCTACCTTGAAAGTTTCATATATTTTCTCCTTCAGTAAATTCTTATCAAAGCTTCGGATACTTAGTTTCTTATTAAGCTCCTCTATTTTATAACCAACTGAACGACATTCATCAACTCCAAGAACTGTAACATACTCTTTAAATCTCTTCGTAGATACATTGTCTACTATAATATCAAACTCCGGTAGACCTGCTTGTTCACAGAGAAATTTAAGTTTATCTTTCTTAGACTTAATTCCTTCATACCTATTTAAAAATTCTTCAACAACCTCATTATCAATATCTGCAGTACCTATTTTCTTGATCATACTAAACACTGTAAACCTATTTGCATAATCAGTCTGTTGCATTTCATAAGCCCTCAATTCAGATACCTTGACGAGATTATTAAAGACTGGTACCAACTTGACACCCCCTGCTATGAACACTTTATTGACTGCTACATAGTTCTTCTTGTAGTGCTCCAGTGTTGCAATAGTTTCATATGCCTCTGATAGATCTCCTTTATTCTCTGCCGCTACCTGATCGTAAGAGGATAATAGACTAAGTGATTTTCTCTCTTTCTCCTCTATCTTCTTGTTAAATACTTCCTCAGGCTTCTTATTAGCACCTTTGATAGGTTTGAAGAATAGAGTGGCTTCATTTCTCCATGGGTTTTCTATTAATCTTTGACGCCCTAGGATTTGTGGGAGATCAAGCGAAATATCAACCGCAAGGGTATCAATATTAGCATCACTAACCACAAAAGATCGGGCGTTGTTACTATAGAAGTCAGCACCTAAGTAAACCGTCCTAGTACAAAAAGTAAACATTTTTCTAGGCTCATCTCTTAGTGGAACAGTACCAATATTAAACCCCTTACCAATTCTCTTATGTATCTTCTTTGTATTATCTGGAGTATTAGCAACAAGGATATTCACTTGTTCTGGAGTTAGGCCTGCCCTCTTGATGATACTAGTAATGTTATTGACCGAATTGACATAGAAAACTGCTTCCTTTGACTCTATCTTCTCGACTTCGCCGTCTTCTTGCTTTACGTACCTGTACTCAAACTTCCCCTCAAGGTAAGACTTAATAATTGGCTTAACCTCCGTATAAACTGAGACAAGATTCTTAACGTACAGGGTCGGCCTACTAACTCTCCCAGGTTCAAGTGCTTCCCAGTCAAGTTCGTAATAAGGGAGGTTCTTAAATTCCTCTAACATCTCTAAGTACTTCATCATCATTGGAGTAGCGCTTACATAACATACTTTCTGAATTCCTTGCACTGACTTAACGAACTGTAACTCTGTATCGGACTTAAATTTGCTGTCTGTGAAAATACTCTGAAACTCATCTATTACAACCCTATAATCCAGGTCACTAAAGTTGTGCTGTATTATGTCCTTTACTATCCTGAAAGAATCATAAGTAACCAAGATCTTCACCGGCTTATTATTGAACCTACAGTCTGTTATGTAACCGGTTATCTCCTTCGTTAAGCGCTTGAAGAAATCCTCCTTGTCCTTCTTCGCTTTTTGTACTTTTTCAGGGTCAACCACCTTATACGGATCATACTTAGACTTCTCTTGCTTTGTGAGATCCTTGTCTGTACTTGGGTCACTTTCATAATCATTTACTACCAAGAAGACTTCATCCTTATGCTGATCATACTTATTCTGTAGCAAAATCTTTCTAGGACTACATAAGACAACATTCTCACTGTTCTTGAGAGGGTCAATACAGTACTCCGTAAATCCGCAACCAGGGATTTGTTTATTCAAGATGTGCGGAAAATCGTAAATCTTGAATCCCTCAATTTCTGATACATACCTACATCCTGCAGGTACGTCAAGTTTGATTACATTCATATTATTAATTGTTATAATTATTAAATACTCTCTTCTAACTTGGGCTTTCACCCCAAGCTAAGCTTCGCACACATGAGACTCCATACTGTCGTCCCCATTGTGCTCGAAGCTATACCTCAATAGTAAGTCTTCTATTTCTTTATAACTACAAAATTGTTAACTATAGAAGGGTACTAGGTATATAAAAGCTAAGTAATAGTGATAATACTATAGAAAAGATAACATATAAAATGAAAAATATAAGAGGGTACCAAGTATATAAATACTATGTAATTGTATTTTGCTTCAAAAAATTTTTACACTGGAACTACCCTCATTCCCTCGATTTTCGCTCCGCTCCAATCTCGGAATTCGGCCAGTCGAAAAAATCATAATCTCTTCTTCAATCCCCTTAAGGCGAAGCCGTATAGTGAAATGATCAGTGATGCCGAGGGGAGCGTAGCGATCTGAGGTATCTCTTTTACTGATCATTTTGCTAGTTCTCTCTGTCATGGAACTTCTTCTGTTTCCTCATTCCATTCCCGTTCCGCTTGCGCTCCACTTCATGTCATTCGTCAATTCAGAAGTAACCTACTTACCTCAAGTTTGCCCTCCGCTTCGCTCCAGAGGCTTAGCTTTATGTTTTTTTGCAACATAAAGAAAAAGTTACAGTGACGCGAAAAAAAATTACCCCGAGGATTTTCTCCCCAGGGTTTTTTCTGCTTTAGTTCACCACCACATTATTGCCATCATAGTCTACATTAAATTTCGTAGCGTCTATGTTTTCTATCATATACTGGCTTACTTGTGTGATGAGATTCTTTTCAAGTAATCGTCTCAAGTCTCTAGCGCCATACTTCGGATCACAAGATTTTACGATATGATCCTTAAATTTCGCGCTAACCTTCAGAGACAGCTTAGTTTTTGTGAACTGCTTTTTGATTTTTCCCAATTCCAGTTCAAGTATCTTCTTAAGTTCTGCATCTCCGAGTTCATTGAAGATAACTATACTACTAAGTCGACCTATGAATTCTGGCCTAAACGTTCTCTTAATGGCTGCTTGTACGATAGCTTCATTTCTCTTTTTCTTTTCTTCTTTGTTTGGCGTGTTAAATCCAATATTAACATCCCCTGCTAGTTCTTTTGTACCAATATTACCAGTGAAGATGATAACGCATGATGAGAAGTCCACCTCTGTAGTTGCGTCAGCCAATTTGATCTTACCTTCATCCAAGATTGTCAAGAAGATATCAAAGATCTTAGGGCTCATTTTTTCTACTTCATCGATTAGTAGGACGCTGTTAGGTTTTCTCTTGACCTGTAATAATTGAGGTTCGCTATCAAAACCTACATATCCAGCACCTACGCCAATGAGTGAGTTAACGGAGGTATCATCTTTCAGTGTATTACCATCAATTCTAATCAGGCTATCATCGGAACCATAGAATGTAGTGGCTAGTTCTTTACAGATGAGTGACTTACCAACACCACTAGGACCTACCATCAAGAAACTACCAAGTGGGCGTTTATGATCAGCTCTAAGTCCCAGTACATTTTGATTGATGACGTTAGTGACTGTATCGATTGCCTCCTGTTGTCCGATCACTCTTGTTTCCAGGGTGTTCTTCATTTCTTTCAGTTTCTCTCGATCTGTCTTTCTAATTGCATCAACTGGCACCTTACTGATTTTTCCAACTGCCTCTGCTACATCTTCGACTGTAATAGTAGGCCAGTTCTTTCTATCGCTCAGTTCCTTGTTGATTCTCTCTACTTCCTTGCTTAGATCTTCCTTAGCACTAGACTCCTCTGCCTGTATTTTCTCAGCTTCATCAAAGTTAGTATTCATTGCTTCTTTGATTTTCGCGTCGGTAATAGAGGTGAGTTTTTCTTCTAGTTCCTTCTGCTTAGTTCTATCGACAGTCTGTTTCAGTTTTACGATTGCTCCAGCCATGTCCATAACTTCTACGGCTTTATCTGGTTGGTTCTTATCTTTTACATACCTCTGAGACCATTCGACGCAAGTATCAATGACATCCTTCCCAATCTTAACATGGTGGAATTCTTCATATTTCTTGCAGACTCCTTTCAAGATCTTAACAGTTTCTTGCGCGCTTGGTTCTTTTACTGATACCTGTGTGAATCTTCTGTTAAGTGCTGCATCTTTCTCAATGAACTTTCTATATTCTTCATCGGTTGTAGATCCAATACACTGAAATTCTCCGCGCGCAAGGTATGGTTTGAGAATATTAGCAGCATCACCATTTCCCGAGTTACTTCCATTACCTACTAAGTTATGGAGTTCGTCGATATAGATAATTACTGACTTATCGTTGCAGACTTCTTTGATAATATTCTTGAGCCTCTCTTCGTACTCTCCTCTATACTTCGTACCTGCTACTAAGTCATTGAGGTTGAGACTGCATATTCTTTTATCTTGCAAGGCCTCAGGTACATCACCGGCTGCAATTCTCTGTGCAAGTCTTTCAACAATTGCACTCTTACCAATACCTGCTTTTCCTGTGATGCTGACGTTTGGTTTTCTACGCTTACTAAGGATTTCAATAATTGCATCTACGATATCCTCTCTACCTATAACAGGATCGTAGTTATTATCCCTAGCTTCCTTTGTCATATCCCTGCTAAAGGAATCAAGTGTAGGGGTAGTGCTATCTTCGCTGACCTCACTAACATTAATACCTTCACTCTGTCCCCAAGCTTCAAATTCATCATCCTCTTTGTTCAGACTATTCATTGTAGTGCTGCTTGATGACGTACTGCTTGATGAATCTACTACCCCTGATTGATTGTCGTCGTAGTCAATTCTCTTCTCCTTAAACATACCTTGTAGAGAATCAAAGAGCTCATTAATAGAGTCTTTGTTCATGTAGTGATGTTCCATGTTGACAAGTTCCACAAGCTTATCTGCCTTTTCCTTGTCAAGCACTTCAAAATCAACCACTGCTTTTACTGCCGTTTCTTCCTTGATCCAATCCATCATACTTCTCAGGACTGCATCAACTCGGAGTATTCCATCAGTTCTTCCTTGATCTTTTGTTAGGTCTACTGATTCATCCAAGATAGTCTGTAGGTCCTCATGCATTACGATATTCTCAGGCAACCATGATGATTCTTCCTCCTGACTAACCTTACATCTTTCGGCTGCCAAGTTCTTCAGCTTTTCTAGGAGATCCATTTTACTTGCGGCTGGAATCTTCTTGAATTCTTGATCAATCATCCTATCTAGATCCTCTTTTTCACCAAATTCAAAGTAGAAATTGAAAATATTATATAATAAGTTGTCGACTGTTACTGTCTTTAGCTTATTTTCTACTGCAAAGTTATAACACATTGCAAAAATAACTTTCAAATCTCTTGATAATTCTGTTTCTCTCATAATTTTAATTAATAATATATTTTATTTCTCTACTAATAAGACTTTTAGGCTAACTTAGTAGTACGAAATTATCTTCTTGTTCAGTAGGGCGGTCTAGGATCAGGCTACACTCACTGTTATCTAGTAGGCCTATTATGTCAACATCAGTACTAATAAAATCTTTAGGTACCTCAGAGACAACTAAGAAACAATCTTTACTATTAGACAGGGCCTTACATATTTCCTTCTTCACTAGTAATAGGTCATCTACGCTGTCTGTATCAACTTTGAAGAACTTTTCACTGATCCTACTTAGAATTCCTTTCCTAACCTCCTCTTTCTTGCTAATCTCTACCCTTTTTATATTCACCATACCATCAAATACTTTAGGCATGATCCTTGGAATTACTAGGTCAAGATCTGTATTAACCAAGTCATACAGGTCATCAGTCAGAAAGTCTATTACTATATCAGGATTTTCTGTTAGTAGCTTCAGTCCGTCCTCCTTATTATAAGATAGTACTTCCTCATCTTCTTCTATACCCTCTCGATAGGTTAGTGTCTCTACTATTGCTCCACCTTTACTATACGAAACTTCATACCGAAACTCTATAAAAAAGTCTATCGGTAGGTTAATACTAAATCCTAGTCGTGGAAGTTTATTGAGATCTAGTTTCTTTAGTCCACTGTATGCTGAGTAGACCGTCTCTATTATTTCAGAGAGATATCCAGTACTGTCAGGCAATAGTTTATAATCACGTAACCTGAAAGCTCTATAATCACCAGGATTTTCATCTGTTCCTGTATAAGCTGTAACATGACTAATCATAATAAGTACTTATATTTATTGTTCAACATATTAATTCCATGATAACCCGCCGCATAGAACCCAAGCATATTAATAACGCCAGATCTTCCCAAGTAAAATCTATTCCTCAGCGGTTCACCCTCTACTAAAGACTCTTTCCACATTCTATCAATTAATTTCTTCTGCGGTATTTTATAGTCTTCTAGGTTTCGTTTAAATGTCTTAGCTATTACTGTATCTGACACTTCATCTCTCCCGTAGCTAACCCTAATATGTCTTGCTGGGAGTCTTTGTTCTAGTCTAAAAGTCAGGTTACCGTCATCCTCTATACACATCTTCCTAATTAATGATTTCTTAGTGGGCATTTTTCCAGAGTTGATAATATAATACCCCGGCCATACTTTTACTAGGTGCTTATCAACGTAACCTATGAAATCTAGGATCTTATCAACTTCCTTTTTTCTTCCCCACCTAAAATCATTCAAGAGGTCATAAAACTGTTTCTCGCTTAAGTAATCTAGAAAGTAACCAGCACCATATATTTTAATAGGAACCTCTGGAAAAATATAGATTCCCAGTTTTACAGTATCAACGTACATAAATTGTCTAACTATCATATACGAACGAATAAAGGTCAGGTCTAAGTATTTCTCCTAGACCCAACCTGATTTTATAATTCTTGCAATATTTTTCGTTTAACACCACTTAATTCTTTCTTGAGGAGTCTATTTTCTTTCCTCAGTGAATCTATTATGTCATCTGTTTTCTTGGCTTTCTTGTTTAGTTTTTCTGTCTTCCTTAGCAATTCTTTCATCTTACTTTCCAGGCCAACTAATTTTTTAGCCACTGTGTCATCGCTCATAGTATTATTATTAAAGTTTATATTCTAACATTCAGCACATAATAGTAGCTGTGTTCGTAGTAGTTTTCTTGTCTCTCTTCCTCCCTTAGTTCAACCTTGTACCCTAAGTCAGTTAGTCGATTTTTAACAAGAGATAGCTTTATAATTCCCACTTCGCTATTATATTCTTCAGTTAGTGAGTTTTTACCGGCTATTAGCGCATTTAGTAGTGATTCAATTATTCTACTACACTCGTCTTCTACCTGAGGCTCTAAATTTTTTACTCTCTTTAGTACCTCGTCTTTTAATTCGCTTGCTGTTAATAAATTTTCCATTATTTCTTAACCCTAATTATCATCTTAGTTGTTCCACTCTTTATTGTGATCACTGTATCTTTCTTAGTGTCCTTGATTGCGTCTAATGCAGAGTCCACTTTTTGTTGAAACTCCGACTTTGTACTATTCACCAAGTTCATTACCGTAAACACAACGACTAATATTAAACCTATAGTCAATAGCATGATCAAAAATTCTTTCACCTCCTTACTGATCATATTTCAATCTCCTCTTTATTTATTAGGTTCTTATACAACAGGTCACCATAATTCTTAGAGTAATTATCACTTACCTTACCACCGCATATCCAGTACTTAGCCTGTATGTTTTCAAATGCTGTGGTTATATATTTCCTCAACCCCAGTCTTTCATTCCAGGTATCGTAGTCTTCATCCACGTCCCTCATAATCGGCGGTTCAAAACAGAGCGGCATTAAGTCAGATACAATTAAGTCTACCCTTATTGGAAAACTTGTCTTGCTCTGATCAATTCCGCCGGAGTGTAGGACGTAAACTTTCATACCACCCAGCTCTATTACTTCTTGGCATGGTAGTAGTTCATCATTATACATTACTCCTTCTTTACATAATAACACAGTATCGTCAACTATGTCTTCTTTCTCTGTTACTACTTTTATTTTCATACTCACTTATAAGGTTTCTAGATCTTCCAGCACGTGAATTCCTTATATATAGAGATGAGAAAATTAACAGTTGAAAAAATAAGTAAGATATGAGAAAATTAAGAACAAGAAAATTATCAGTTGAACAGATTAGTAAGAAATTAAAAGACCTTATGATAAGTAGTAGGGTATTAGATGAACTTGCAGAAGGGGATACAGTATTTAATATCTTTAGTACTAATAAGAGAATAATTGACTCTTTCTTAGTGTATCTTAGTTTTAGAGCCAGATCCATTATAAAAAGTGCTATGGATGGAGAAATAACAGTTCCAGATAAGGATCTTAAAGAAATTACCCTACTGAATAATGTCTTGAAGATTCTATTATTTAGTTGGGGCCCTGCAGTGTATATAAACCATAACAATTATGACAGGTTTGTTAAGCCTGACGAGAGAACATCAGATGCATATATGGCGGAAATAGACTTGAGATGTCGTAAAGCAATGAACCTACTGCGTCTATTATTTGAACGTGGACTTAATAAGTGGTACTTAGGCGTATGAGCGGAAAACTAGTAAGTGTTAATGTATTCTTAGATAAACTGAGGGAATACATAGTAGAACATGAAATAACAAGAGAAGAGCTGGGCAGGTGTTTAATGAATAATACCTTTGATGCAATGTTTCATGATAGCATCACAAGGGAATTCAACTCTCTTGTTTACGTCATATATAGTAAGGCAGATCGTATGTTATTTAGCTTAAAACTTCGTAGGCTAGAGGGTTACTATGATAGAGCGTATATGTGGTTAAATAAGTTGAAGGATATATCAGGATTATACTTAGGTGATGTAGACCAATCCAAGTATATGAAGGTAAATATCAGAAATGCAGGGAGGTTTTTAGGTAAGTTCGGCCTAGATGACTTAAAAACCCATCCTTCAGAGACGAGAGAGTTCTTGTATAGAGAAAAACTATGGTGTTTAATCTGGGAAATTTGTAAGATATCAGAAAATTTTAGTATTTAATAATAAAAGAACAAATGAAAAGTATTTTTAGTAGACTTAGAGGTAGAAAAGTAAGTAGTGGTATCAGTAATGAGAGACTACAAGTTATGGCATCATCTATTAGAGGTGGTGGAATTAACATAAACACACCGAAAGATTATGTATCTCCTTATATTATCAAGGAGAGTGAGAACATAAGAACAGTACAGGTTGATGTATTTTCAGAACTACTCAAGAATCGTACATTGTTCTTTGATGCTGATGTTAATAGGGACTCAGTGGTAACGGCAATGTGTCAACTCTTGTATATGGTAGCTGTCAGTAAGGAGCCAATTACTATGTATATTGCAACTCCTGGCGGTGATGTATACTATGGCCTTGCACTTTATGACTTGATGGAAATGATCAAGGCAGAGGGTGTAGTGATTAATGTGTACTGTATTGGTCTGGCGGCTAGTATGGGAAGTATTCTGATGTGTGGTGGTACAAGAGGTCATAGATACGCACTTAAGCACTCTAGAATTATGATCCACCAGCCATTATCAGGTACAGGTGCAGGTCATCATCAAGAAACAGACATTAGAATTCTTAGTGAGGAGACTAGTGTACTACGTAAGGAGCTTCAGATGATTCTTGCAGAGGCTAGTGGAAAGTCTTATGAGGAGGTAAATGCTGACTGTGAGAGAGATAACTGGTTGATGGCTAGTCAGTGTCTTCCAGGTGTCTATGGTGAGTTTGGCTTGATTGATGAGATTAAGACTAAGTTCTAGGAATATCAGAGTAAGGTTATCTATGTTAGGTAGCCTTACTTTTATAAAACCAGTATATGAAATTAGTAGCGGCATATAATCCAGATAATCGTTTGAAGATATGTGTGGAGCTAGTAGTGAAAGTCCCTAGATTTACAGATAGTACCTACCAACTCAGTAAGTACTTGAGGATTCATAAAGCTAATCCATCAAATATGCTAGAGGAGGTACTTGGAAATAGTGGCAGTGAGAAAGAACGAGAGGAGTACTTAAAGAATACTCTGTACAACTCTCTTTTTTACATAGACTATTTTAGAGTTGACCAGACTGTTATGTTGTTTGAACCACTGAAATTGTACCTAGTATTATGTGAGTATCGTAATGTAAGTAAGTATCTAACTTCTAAGCAGGTAGTAGATATGTGTAAGGAGTCTATAACCAATAATTTTGCGGTAGGTGCATTCTATGGCCCATACTATGCTAACTATTATAACTTTACAAGCCTTAAGGTAGATAGAATAGAAACAAGTAAGGTAGGAATGCTGGATGTAAAATCTATATTCTGGAAGAGAAATCCAGAAGTTATTAATCTATTAGACACTACTTATATATGAAACTAGATGTATTATTTACAGCAGAATCATTGGAATATACTTACATTGATATAGTAAGGTCTAATGCAATCTTCCCCATTAAAGTTAGACTCCCCGATAATTTTGTGATGGAACTAGAACTATGTGCCGAAGACTTTAGACCAGTTACGGTTTGTCTCAGTAATATAGATTTCTTTGAACAGGAGTGGAGGTGTTTTTGTGTTAGTAGGTTTGGTGCTAGTAGTTCACTCTCTGACGGTTATGTTGACTTAGACTTATATGTTAGATTGGATCTTATGAACCCAAGTCTTAAATACCCTAGCAAGAAATTCTTAGAGGTTTTAATAGATGAATCACTGAAAGATCCCATCTATAGTCTAGAGTTTTTTAATCCTAGTTTTATAGAGTCTGGTGAGTATATAAAGTCAGTAGGTAAGAGGTTGAAAGGGAAGATGAAATTTAATGATGTAGAGTTGAACTTAGGAGACTTGAGTTCTTGGGATCTAAACAAAAACGCAGGTCTATTTCTAAGATACATAGTAGATGGAAAAGATTAACCTAAAGATAATAAGGGATAAGGATAGAGGATATGAATTACTACTATTCCCTATCCAACTGTGCCTTACGAAAGATGTAACTGATACATTGGATGATGGGTCTAAGGTGTTGGTGAATTGTTTTAGTAGTTACACCAATGCTAAAATAAGAGCAGAGGAGTTAATAGGTGATCCATCAAGGTGCTTAGAAGATTATTATATAATATTTGACAGAGGTTTTGAGATCTTAGAGTACCAAAAACCACGAGAATTTAAATTAATTACTGGAAAGAATGCCAAAGAGATTCTGATGTATGAAGAGTTCTATCAAAATATTATTTATCGTAACCAGAGTGATGATAGACTGATAAAAACATTGATAGGTGGATATGAGAATTACAGAGTATCAATAGAGGACTTAACACTAGAATATGACCCAAGGGAAATATTTTGTAAGAACTTGTACTCATATAGTCAGGCGTACGAAGTCTTCGTAATCACCCAATATAACCTACTATTAGATGAAAAGAAAGATAGAAGTGGGAATAACTAGGAAGTATGACTATTACAGAGTTGTTCTCCCAGTTAAACTCAAGTATCCTAAAGATTATAAGGAGTATATTTTCAAGAGTGATTATTACTTTAATAATGGACTAGCTAAGGTAGAAATTGAACAGCTATTGGAATTATACAATAAGTGTGAGCTTACAGAAGTTAATATACTGTTGACTCTATTCAATCATAACTACCAAGCAATACCTGAATCTATAAACGCTAAGTGGATGACTGATAAATTACTAAGATATGCACTCTCTTGGTGGACCCCTACTATTGCAACTACTTCACCTTGGTTTGACCTAGATTATGGTGGCGGGTTAGTTAGTATAGAAGGTGTTGGTTTCGGAGGTACGACCTGTGAACGAAGAGAGATTATAATAGAAGATACAGAAATTCTAAAAATAGACAATAGATTAAAAGTTGAATACCTAATAGCTGGCTTGTATCAGAAGTCAGTAAGAGAGTAGTACATTAGACTTGTACTATTCTTTTTTTGTTCCTCATAATTCCTTATATGTAGAAATGAAGAAAGAGATAATTATAAAGAGAGTGTATTATGTTTCAAATAATATAGATTACGTTTTTATACCAGTTAAAATACCTTTCTGGATCCTAGATAATTGGTTTACGGAACAAGATGGTGACTATTATTACTTATCCCCCATGACAGATAGAATTAAGGACCTAGTATTAGAAAAATTAAGTAGTTATAGTAACAACTCAAGGGAGGAGTTATATCTAATAAAGACTGTTAAAGCGGAAAGCAATAAGATAATAACATTAAATATGGCTAGATACCTGATAGAGCGTTCAAAGTCTTTAACTAGTCTTAAGTATGCGCCAATACTAGTTAAGAGTACGAGTTACATAGGTGGGGATAAGACCTTTAGAATGAAACTAGGTACTGATTTGACTCTTAAAGGAATAGACCCAGTTATTGATGAGATATTTACAAAACTTATACAAGATGAAGAAAAACTATAAAATAAAAATCTGCGTTGACTGTTATAATCATGTAGCATACGTAGTCCCAATTAAAGTACCTAGGATCGTATTGAGTACTTATTTTTCTGAGGTTAGTAATCTTCCTAAACACAAGACTACTATTTATAGGCTGGACAGAGGACCTACTGATAAAGCGATAGGTAATGAAGTACTGGCTGGGGTTAGGGAGTTATTAAGTAAAGATCAACTAGGTGACCTGGTAAGTGTAGAAGTATATGTAGATGATGTAATTGCCCGTTTCCATGATAGGACTGACATTTTTAAAGCAGGAAAGATAGTAGAGCGTTTGAAGAGTCAGGATTGGACGGTAAGTGAAAGGATGTATTCTGATTTTGCATACTTTACTAGACCTGGGAAGCTGTTTGGTAATTACAAGTATGAGATACACGATAAGATAATAAGTGCTGAACCTCCATTACTAGGTGAGAGATATATTTGGATGGAGGAAGTGATGTCTATGTTGATCGAGTGGTGGTATGGTAAAGAAAAAGAAGACAAAGGTATATCTGATATTTAGAAACGGAATAGCATACAGTCTATTCTTTTCCGCGCGAGTACCAATGAATGATGATATTATGAAGTTTATTGAAAATCCTCGTCGCCTCCCATTAAACTACTCTATCTACTTTGAAGGTGTTAAGTCTCGCGCGGATGTATTTATTATGTTAGACTTCCCGCCTACACCACGTCCAGTAAAAAAGTATCCGACAAAGAAAGATGTTGTTAGGTACTTGGAAAACTTAGGACTTACATACTCTGAGAAAGATGCTATAGTTCTTGAAAGTGAGATGGATAGGGTGTTAGGTTCAATATTAAGAAACTCGCAATATACTAAGTGGACTGTATTTGATTATGAGGTAGATGTGGACCAATCAATGATACTGAGAAAAGCAGGTAGTGGACAATACCATGAATTTGTTAGGAGACTTTTTCATGAAGGTAAAGACTAAGTTAGCTTTTGTATATTATAAGGAAAAAGATCTCCCGAGGATGTGTTGCTATCTGAGATTAAAAACATTATGGTCTGAAAATATAGAATCACTGATTGATAGTGAATTGTATAATCATATTGACATGTGTAGTATAAGTAAGGATGATGTGGAAGAATTGTACGTGTATTTCAGGGTTAATGACACAGAATGTTGTATGAATAGTATGAAGCTCCCCACCATAAGAATTATCAGGGACATCATAGGACATCTTTCAATTGATCCACTTTGTCACTATGCGGTTGGTGAAAGTTTTAGTATTGGTACTATAGATCCAATTGTAAAGTTATTTGATGTTACTATTGACTTAGGTATTCTTCGAGATAATACTGAGAGTAGTATTAACTTTAACTTTGGATTAAAAAGAGTATTAGAGGTGATATTATGGAAAAGTTATACATAGAAGGGAGTTAGAGTTATGATAAAATGTAGCTTAGCAGTAATATGGTATTTTGGGTATATAACCGATATAATGAGTTACTTAAGATTAACTGTCATGGCGAATGAGGAGATTTCATCCTTGATCAATAATGATATGTTTTGGTCAAGAAATTTTGACGGAAGCTATAGTAGTTTCTCAAATCTAAGCCCTCGTGAATTCTATTTCTCTATCACAGACGTAGACTTTTTTGTAGGGGAGCATAAGATTCCCACTAAGAAGATGGTAGACGAATTAGTGAAGACGGCTAAGCTTGGAAATTTTATATTAGATAGGGATAGATTTATAAGACTAATTGCAGAGAGGAGTGATTATAAGATAGAAGAGATAAGTACAGTGGTAGATCTAGACTTGTTTCTCGGTAAGTGTGATCCGGGGAATAAGAGGATTAAATTTTTACATGACCTAATAAGAAGTGCTGAAGATATTAGTAAAAAGATCTAACTATACAAGTTTAATTGGAATCTATGCAGAGGTGAAAATATTAGGATCTAGAGAATTAACGGATTACTTTGATAGTCTGTACGACTCTCTTATAGGTATTAGTTGGAAAGCTAATGAACCAACATACTCGATAGATCATTTTAAGAACTTAGTACCAACTGTTTATTATTTCTACTTGGGCGACATACTACCTGAGAGAGGAAATAATATGAAGATATTTACCAAGAAACAGTTAAGAAAATTCCTAGAGACAGCAGAGGTAATAGGAAAAGTGTGGCATTGGAGAAAGATAGATGCCTGGAAAGTTAATTATTTTTTAGAAGAGGTAATAGTTGATGTGAACCCTTCCGATATTGACAAGAGAAGCTTACCAGGCTTATCACCAGCACTAAGATTCATTGTAAACCAACTACATAATGGAAAGAGCACGGTTACTAGCGGTTAGGGATTGTTGTAATGGACATATTAGTACCTACATAGGATTATCTTGTTGGGGTTCAAAAAATCTCCTGGATTATTTGAGACACTTATATTTCAGCACGACCTCGTTACCGGTGAACTTTCTAGGTGAGTCGTCAGAGAATATTAAGAAGCTATCAGAATTTACAGACCTAGAACCTATGGGATTGTATTTTAGGGTTATTAGTCCCTCCGATAATCTAACGGCCGGCAAATACATAACACATAAACAAATACAATTGATACTTAATGACCATATAATAACTGATGAGGTAGAGAGTTTTAGTTTCTTTGATGGAACTATATTTGGCAGAGAGGTTTATGATATTATGGTAGATAGAGAGGCCCTAACAAGTAAGAGTTATGGTTCTGATAAGTTAATGTTCATACGAGACCTAATGAGACTACGTAGTAATTTTGCATGGTAGTCAGTCTTAGGTTCCTTAATGGTGTGATAATAATAAAAGAAAGTTTATGTTAGACAAGAGTGAAATTTATTATTCGTATGATGATGTATTTATCTTACCAGCTACGACAAGTTTTATAAGTAGTAGGTCAGAGTGCAGCGCAAGGAGAGAAGATGATAATATGTACCCTATCTTCACAGCCCCAATGAATTCAGTAGTGGGACTTGAGAATGAAGATTACTATAGGGAGCTCGGTATTCATCCTATCTTACCTAGAACAATTGAGCTAGGTATTAGATTAGAGCATGCATTATCTGGTAAGTGGGCTGCATTTAGTCTTAGTGAATTTAGTAGTCATTTTTCAGAGGGTGCTAGTACTGTGATTGGGACGGCTAGGGCACTGATTGATGTTGCTAACGGTCATATGGAGAAAGTACAGGACCTAGTGAGACGCGCCAAGAATCATTATGGTAGTAGTCTTGAGGTAATGGTAGGAAATATAGCTAATCCTGAATCAATCATACCTCTATCTAAGTGTGGCGCGGATTATGTAAGAGTTGGTATTGGTGGTGGACTTGGATGTATCACTTCAACTCAGACTGGTATACATTGTCCCCCTGCTACACTACTAGATAAGATGGCGCAACTTAAAGATGACATGAGGTGCGACGGAGAACATACTGCTAAGATAATTGCTGATGGTGGTATTAGATCTTATGCTGATGTGGTGAAGGCATTATCACTAGGGGCTGATTATGTTATGATAGGGGGATTATTCAGCTCACTCATAGGCAGCAGTGGAGAATACGTCGCGATAAGTAGTCATGATAATAGCGCCATGGTACCAAAGAATAGAGAAGATTTTAAAGTAATCAGTAAGTGGCTTGAGGATGGACTGACCGTGAAGAAAGTATTTTATGGTATGGCTAGTGCAGAAGGTCAGGTAGCTATGAATGGTACTAAGACAAAAACATCTGAAGGTACTAGTAAGATTCTAACCGTTACCGATGACTTGCCTGGGTGGATTGATAACCTTGATTCATACCTTAGAAGTGCAATGTCTTATGTAGGGGTCAAGAAAGTAGAAGACATGTATAAAAGATCTACATGTATTATCACAAGCAAGAGTGGTAAGGATAGAATAAATAGTTAGAGTACATAGGCTGGGAAACTAAATTCCTGGCCTTTATTTTTATTTCCTCTTAATACCTTACTTGTGTGAAAATAGAAAAAACATGTCGAAGAAGAATCAAAAAGAAGTAATTGCATTTAAGACATTAGATGAGTTCGGAATTGATAGACGAGGTAAGAAATTTGAAATTGGGGAGTCATATACAACAAACCCAAATGATATGTTTGAGGGTGAGACTTTTCCGGTTCGACTTTTTAGCTTCCACCCAATGTTAAGATCGACGCTAGTGAAGTGTGTACTAACTGGAAAAGTAAGTAAAGAAAATGGCGGAACTAAATATGAAGCAACAAAACTTAAAGTGATTGAGGAGGTAGACTTAACATACATGGCCACTGTTAGCATTGGACAACTTAAAGTGGACAGTAAGATGCCTGTTAGAGTTGAATATAATGATGTAAGGTATGAATTTATAAGACTAAACTCTAATAGTAGTATCAGTAAAGACTTGTGCTCTGGCTATGATGGTTCCTTAATATCGACAAATAGTTATTGTGCAAGGGTAAGAGTAAGCGGGGTTGAAACAAAAGTTAGTTCAACAGGAGATGAATCTAATATATTTGTTGGTGGTGAGCGTAATACAATAAGCGCTACAGGTACTCGTAGTATTGTAGTTGCTTGGGGAAGTGGTCATTGTATTTCTGTTAGTGGTTATCGTAGTACTATATGCGCTGATGGTGAAGATATAACAATAAGTAGCTCAGACGATTTTGCAAACATTATAGCACTTGGAGTTTGCAATAAAATAAGTACAACAGGGGACGAGACTGAGATTTATAGTTGCGGTGACAGAACTTTCATTAGTGCAGTTGGTGAGGGGTCTATTATAAAAAGCACTGGTAAGAATTGTACTATATATGCAGGTAGTAATTCAATCGTTAGTGCAGGTCTTGGCAGCTGGATTACACTTACTAAGACTAAAGAAGACGACCAAGGAAATTTAGTGCCAGTGGAGGTAGTATCTTGGCGTGTAGATGGAGACTGTATCATGCCAGGCGTATACTACAAACTAAGTGATGATGATTTTGAGCCCGTTAAGTGGTCAAGTAGTAAGAAAGAGAATATCAAGTAAGGTATTCTCTCTTTTTTTGTTTTCCTCTAAATCCCTTATTAGTATGAATAAAGACGCATTACTTAAATATTTAGAAGGTAGTAGGGACTATACCTTCAGAATAGAGGATTATATAGTCCCGAAGTTTATAGAAAATATCAATGGGTATCCGATAGATATCCAGGATAATAGAAATAATGCACTAAGACAAGGAAGTGCTTGGTCTCCTAAATTCAGAAGCATGTTACAGAACACGTACCCAGATTTGAGGTTTGTTCGAGAATTTCCCTTTGTTATTGATGATAGGAAATATTGGGAAAGTTTATGCGATGAATTTGACTTAACAGATGAGGAGCGAAGGAGGTATTATTTTATTGTTGATTATTTATTTCCAGACTATAATTTTATTGTGGAGATAGATAGCGACCTTCATAAGACTGATTATGATAAGGCAAGAGATAACTACATACTATTTTCTTATCAAATACCAACCCTTAGACTATTTGAGTTTGGCAAAGATGATAACTCAGACCTATACCTAACAGATGAATTCCACATAGAACTATTGAATATGAGGAAATCAGGTTGTAAGTTTAGACCTGATTTTTCTGTATACTTAATAAAAAGATTCTATAGGAAAAATAAAGAAATCATTCCAGTACTTGATCTTATAGAAAGTGCAATATTAGGTGGAAGGATAAGAAATAATACTTTTACTATTAGGAAGAGAGATAGGTTGGTGAAGAATAGGTTGGAACTTTATAGGATTCAAGATATAATAATGGGGGCTTATGGAGTATTCGTTGATTATATAGCAGTGTAACTCAAAAGGCCTCAATCCCTTAATAGTGAAGATAAGAACAGTAATGTTTTTATAAGTTTGGAATCCGTAAGCCCTGGAGTAGATGTTCTGCCAATAATCGCCGGCAGAGGAAAGAGGTATCCGGATTGATGAATTTTGCTTAATTTTATAATCACTAGTCTAAAATTAAGATACCCTTGTAGCGGTAAAGGTGAGCTATGTACGCAGGAGCTGCATTCTTGGGTCCGTGACACATGTGCAGTACGGTACTGGTAGAGATAGGAAGTCGAAAGGAAATCATTTTTGAATGGTTAACTTCCTGTCGTTTATTTTTTTTTGCCCTCTAGATCCCTTACATGTATGAATAAGAACAGGTTACTTAAATATTTAGAAGGTAATTGGGACTATGCCTTCAGAGTTGGAAATTATATAGTCCCAAAGTTTATGAATACAGTAAATGGTAATGAAATAAACCTTCTTGTTAATAGATATAAGAATCTACGTCAAGGGAGTAGTTGGTCACCTTATTTTAGGGAGATGTTGAAAGATTGCTACCCAGACTTAGCCCCTCTTAGAGAGTTTCCATTCTTAATAGAACATCGGAAATACTGGGAGAAGCTGTGTGATGAGTATGAATTAGATGAAGATTGTAGGGATAGAAATTATTTCATAGTTGATTTCATATTCCCTGAACAGAACTTTATAGTAGAAATAGACAGTCAAATTCATAAAACTAACTACGACCTAGCAAGAGATAATTATATACTATTCTTATATCAAGTACCAACCTTAAGACTTTTTGAGTTTGGTAAGGAAGAGAATACCACTAGACAATTAATTTACGACTTTGATTTCGAACTAAATGAAATGAAGAGATCAGGTTGCAAATTTAATGTTGATTATAGTGGTTGTATATTACGTAGATTTTATGATAAAAATGAAGATATTATTCCAGCACTTAATCTTATAGAAAGTACAATATTAAGTGGAATGATAAGAAATAACACCTTTACTATTAGGAAGAGTGATAGACTGGTGAAAAATAGAGAAGAGCTTAGTAGGATTCAAGATATAATAATGGGAACCTATGGAGTATTTGTTGGTTTCGCTGGCTAATGTATGGCAGTGTAATTCAGAAGCCGTCAAATCCTTAATTGTGAAGATAAGAACAGTAATGTTTTTATGAGTTTGGAATCCGTAAGCCCTGGAGTAGATGTTCTGCCAATAATCGCCGGCAGAGGAAAGAGGTAATCCGGATTGATGAATTTTGCTCAGTTTTATAATCACTAGTCTAAAATTGAGATACCCTAGGGCGGTATAGGTGAGCCATGTACGCAGGAGCTATATTTCGAGAGTGCTTTGACACACATGTATAGTACGGTACTGGTAGAGGTAGGGAGTCGAAAGGAAATCATTCATAAATGATTAACTCCCAGCCGTTTATTTTTTTCTTTCTCTGATTATAAAGCCCTAGAATCCTTAAATATGAAAGAGGTGCAGTAATCCATTGAAATATATGGTACTGTATAGGCTTAGTTTTGCTCAGTTTTATAAGTCTCATGTCTTATTATAAGATATGCTTAATTAGTCACAAGACGCTGAGATACCCTAGAGCGATAAAGGTGAGCTATGTACGACAGGAGACCTTTCATAGTCGGTTATGTTTAGGTTACGGTACTGGTGGAGATGGGGAGTCGAAAGGATAGTTAATTCGATGCCAGCAACGTCAATAAGGCTGGAAACGATCATAGAATTAACTAGCTCCCAGTCGTTTTATTTTTTTTTCGTCCTCTAGATCCCTTATATGTAGATTAATAATAAAAACATAAACAAAAATGAATAGGAGGAAATTATTGAACTACTTATTAAGTACTGGAGATTATTGTTTTAAAATAGATAACTTCTTGATCCCTAAACGGTTAATATCTGAAAGGGGTTATCCAATTAACTTAGAGTACAATAGGCAGCAAAACGTAGATCAGGGAAGTTTTTGGTCTCCTAATTTCCGTAAGGTGCTTGAAAAGAAGTATAAAAAGACGGTTTATATAAGAGAGTTTCCACTAATCATACAAGACCAAGATGTATGGAGAGGATTATGTAATAAGTACTGTGTTAGTGATATAGAACATAGGCGAAAGAACTATTTTGTGGCTGATTATTTCTTTCCACGCCAAAGTATGTTAGTAGAAATAGATTCAGACTACCATCTTGATGTATATGATAATGCAAGAGATGAATATGTACAAAATACTTATGGTATCAGTACGTTAAGATTCTATAAGTTTGGGGAGAAAAAGGCCAAGGACAAGCAATATATAAGAGATTTTAATTCTTGGTTAGCTAAAAGAAAGGGTCTTGTAACTAGCTTAGACTATACCACGATGATTTTGGAGAAGTTCAATAAAGCTAATGGAGATATAATACAATTTCTAGATTTTGTAGAGGCTAATCTGAATAAAGCCAGAGATGGAATATTCGACCTAAGTGCGTATAGTCATCTACTAAGTGGTTGGGATGCTGTTAGAAGAATAGATATGATTATCAGTAATATATACGGGATTAGGGTTGTAGTTAGCAACTGGAGGTATAGATAATGTAATTGAAAAGCCTTCAATTCCTTAATAGTGAGATGTGGCAAGTATCGACTATAGGGATCTTGTCATAAGGCTGAGTTTTGTCTAGTATTTGTAAGCCTTCGAGTAAGGACCGATCTCGATAATATTCTAGACTACCCCACGTAGCGATAGAGGTTAGCTAAGTACGTACAGGTAGAGATAGAAGATGTAAACATCTTCAGTCGATATAGGAGTGAGGCATTGCTCCTATAGAAAGAAGGGAGCACGAAATTCCTGGAGTAGAGGTCTTACCATAGAGCCGGTAAGGGAAAGAGGTAATCGTGTTGACTAATTTTGGTTGTTTTTATAAGTCTAATTTAATCTAAAACAATCCACCCTGGTAGCGATGTAGGTAAGCTAAACACTTAGGGCTATTTCCGTGGATGGGTCGCATCTAAGTAATAGTTCCGGTGCGGTAGAGATAGAGAGTCGCAAGGAGAGAATTCTAAACGCAATTCCACTCTCTGTCGTTTTATTTTTTTTTTGCTTCCCACACCTAGAATGCCTTCGATTCCTTAACTATGATAGAAAATGGAGTATGTAAATCCTGGAGTAAGACCCAACAGACATAGGGGTAAGGAAAGAGGTAACCATGCTGATGAATTTTGCTCAGTTTTATAGTCACTAGTCTAATACTGAGATACCCTAGAGCGAAACAGGTGAGCTATGTATTGCAAGTCAGGCGGGAGGCCAAGAGGATATATCTATACCCGTTATTGGCTGTAATACTGGTAGAGATAGGGTGTTGGGATTGAGGTTGTTCATGTCAAAAAATGACCGAAGAAAGCTTCTCAACATCCAGTCGTTTTTTTGCGGGTTAAAAAAAGAGAGAAAGGTAGTTTTATAATACCAATCTCTCCTTCTTTTTTAATCAATTGTAATTTGTTTTCCTGTGAGTCCCTTTTTCTTTTGTAGGTTGATCAAGAGTACACCATTCTTCAGGCTTGCACTAATATTATTCATGTCAATCTCTCTACCTACATAGAATGACTCTTTGAAATTTGGTAGTACCTTAGTTTCACTGTTTTCTTTATTCACCCCACTAACAGTCAATCTATCATCTTCTGCTTTAATCTTCAGGTCATCTTTATCTAGTCCTGGCACTACTAAAATTATTCTTGCACCGGACTCTGTATTCTCAACCTCACTAACTACCCTCTTGCATGTATCATCAAAAAGTGACATCGCTGTATCAACGTAGTTCTTTATAAATCTATCCATCATAATTTTCAATTTTTTTTGTTATTCTTGTACCGCTAATAATACAAATGAAATACCAAAATAATTTCTCTGCCTTTTTGTCACCCTTCCCTGCCAAGTTGACATTTTCGTAGGTAGGGTAGACATGGAACCTTATTAATAGAAAACAGATAATTAACGTAAAAAACATGGAAGATTACTCAGACATACCAAAAATGTTCGTGGTGAAAAATGAACCGCAGGAAGTAACACAGATTAGGGCTCACATACTTAGATCATTCAAGGACTTACTGTTTTTTGAAGAGCCACATATTTATTCACTCCATGGTAAGCAGTTGACCTCTGTTACTACTATGTTGGGTAAGTATATGGCTCCTTTTGATACAGAACAGACAGCTACTAATTATGCTAAGAAAAATGGTGAGACTCCTGAATATTGGAAGGATAAGTGGTTGTGGAAAAATAAGATGTCTACAATTACCGGATCACTAGTGCATGAATTTGGGGAGTCTTATTCTTACTTAATAAATGGTCACCCTGAGAGAATAACAGAGTCTTGTAAGTGTAAGTATGTGGAGGATAAAAACTGGCTTATTCCAACAAGGGGTAAAGAAGAGGCAGTTATCAATTATTGGTCCAGTCTTCCTCCTTGTCTTCACTTTGTGTATGCAGAGGCGATGTTATATACAAATAGCAATCCAGATCCTAGTACTCATCTTAAGACACAACTAGCGGGGACAGCAGATATATTACTATACTATAAAGATACTGTTAACCCGGAGAATAGTGGTCTTGTAATAGCTGATTATAAGACAAATGCTGATATTAGGAATAAATTTGCAAGATCGACAGGTAAGAAGATGAAAAGTCCATTTAGCGATTTCTTGTCTGAACCGCTTAGTGAATATTATGCTCAGTTCAGTACATATCAAATTCCACTAGAAGATATAGGGCTTAAGGTTATCGCTAGAAGACTTGTATGGCTTAAGGATGATGGTAATTTTGAAGTCCTAGCAACACCCGACCTATCACAATTAATTAGAGAAAACTTATGATTATTGGAATTACTTACTATAAAAATAAAGCTACCGGCCTTAAGTGTGTCGATGTAGTAGTACCTATTATAAAATCTAGTGCAGATACCTCTATATTAATATTTACTAGACCTACTGATAAATATATAAAAAGGAGAACTGCCCTAAAAATTATAGAAGAACAGTTAATAGGTGGAAAAGAAGTATGGAGTAGATGTTTAGATCTAAGTGATAGGAATGCATTTACAAAATACAAGAAGTTGAACTATGAGATTATTATAGGTACGGATGTTGTAGACCTAGAAGATAATTGGATAGTTAATTTGATAGATACATTCAAGAAGAGTGGTTAGTACTACTCTTTTTATTTCGTCTTAGTTTCCTTAATAGTGTAGAATGAATAGAATATGAAAGCAAAAGTTGTTTACTATAAAAATAGATTTAGTGACTATATATTTGCTAGAATTATGGTACCTGTGGCGTTCAGTAGGAATTTAATCGTAAGAGGTTCTGGAAAGCTGTATAAGGGAGACGTTGACCTGCGCACCACTAGATCTTGTATATTGAGTTTTATAAGGTTAACTAGTAAATTCATAGACAGTGCCACTATTTTAAATATAATAGAAGAGCAATTAAAGAATGGATCAAAACCAGGAATAAATCGTCTCGAGATTAGAAGCAGTGTCGTACAATCAGAATACGAGAGATTAAATACATTCCAGGTTAGTAAAAAAGATATAGACCTAGATGATAGTAGAGTATCTAAGTTAATAGAGAAATATGTTGAGATAATGTAGTACTACCTTTTTATTTTGCCTTAGTTTCCTTATTAGTGTAACAACAAAAAAAATTATTTATATGAATAGAACTAGAGATTATTCAGTAAGTATTAAGAAGAACATTATTGAGAAACTATCAGACTACCTTGAGAAGAACAAGATCAAAACTATGGTACTTGGTGTGAGTGGTGGCATTGATAGTACATTAAGCGCCGCATTATGTTATGAAGTTGCTAAGAGGACAGGTGTTAAGTTGCTTGGTTACTCTTTGATGTGTAAGACTAATGCAGAGGGTGAGGTTAGTTCTGCGGTTAATGCGGGACTAGCGTTTTGTAATGAATTTAAGGAGGTAAACATTGAGAATTGGTATCTTCAGTCTAGTAACTTTGTATCAATCGGGACTAGTTCAACTGATGATCCCGCCAATCTATCGGCCATTGCATTAGGTAATATTAAGGCAAGACTTCGTATGATTTTCTTGTACTGTAAGGCCGGGGAAACTGGCGGAATTGTAGTTGATACAGATAACATGACAGAGCACAATACTGGGTTCTGGACGATTCATGGTGACGAGGGTGATGTAAATCCAATAGGTAATCTTTGGAAGTCAGATATCTATGAAGTTACTGACTACTTACTCACAGAATATCTTGAATATCGCGAGACCCTAGTAGAAGGCAGGGATGATGAAGAGATCAAGAGAACTGGTTATGCTGTGGCTGCCCTGGAAGATGCACTTAAGATAGTACCAACAGACGGAAATGGAACATCTGCTAGTGACCTTGACCAGATTGCACCAGGTTGTACATATGAGCAGGTCGATGAAGTACTCAAGACTTGGTTATCTATGAATAATGACGAGAAAGAACTGTGGAACAGAGGCTTACAATCAAAACTATACAAGATGATAGATGAGATTGGCGTCGACATGGTTAACAGAATCTTAGATCGTCACAAGAGAACAGAGTATAAACGAATGCATAGACCAATTAAGCTATGATAGAGTTTATTTGTAGAACATTATTAATATTGGCTTTGTCTAGTGTAGTCATATTATCGGCTATTAACTTGATTTCTAGTTTACGGTATAGAGATAAGAAGCCAGGAATCTATAATAAACTACTAAATATTAGGGACCTTATAGCGAGGGCAAGCGGGTTTTCAATGTTACTAGGAATTGTAGTTGGGAATATTATCTTATTTATTATAGGTTTTATTATCCTAATCTGTATAACATTAAGAACTATATTGAGTGAGGTTATAAGCCAAGAAAAGTTACAGAAATTTGATGTGACAGTAGATATTGTTATAATTTCAGCTTTTCTAGATCTTATATTAAAATTATTTAAACAATATTAGATAATGAAAAGATACAAGATTACATATCCAGGTGGTGTGAGTCAAGAGAAGAATCTAGTAGAGAGAAGCCTGTATGATGAGGTGATCAAACCAATAGATCAAACTCTCTACAAAGTTGAATCAATGTTAGCAGAAACAAATGCCAAGAAGAAGAAAGAACTTGTTGAGGACTTGAGGCAGGCTAGAAAAAGAATTAAGTCTGTCCTGTCTAGTTTCGGTGAGTATTTTGTAAGTGATTCTCCGTTAGGTCAGGCAATGGTGAATGGTGGAAAACTAATACTACCAGAACATCAAGGAGGTATAACTAGTCCAGTAATTTTTGAAGAGATTAAGTAATGGTAATTGAGGTATTAAAAAACAAGTACAAGTGTGGATGTAATAAGGGGATTGCAAAATTAGATCAACCTGACATCCTAGATAAACTGAATTCTATCATTGAGTGGGATATCTGTAAGTTTCCTAAGATGTCAATCAAGGATACAGATAAGGACGAGTGGGATAAGTACTTTGGTCCTGACTGTGAAGAGATTGAATATAAAGAGGTACAGGACGAGAACGGCGTTAAGTGTAGAACATTCGAAGATAGGAATTTCTTAGGCGCCTTATCAGAATTAAAGCCAGGTAATTGTTTCCTATTTAATGGTCAGTTTATTGCAGTTGATAGTAATGATAGATTAGTTCTCATGTTTAGCGGGTCAGGTTATAAGGCGCTAGATAGACTCTGGGAAGAAGAGATTTGTCCAGAGCTTAGGATATTCTACGGCGACAACAATGTAAACAGTGTAGAGTATAAAGGGCTTGACAAGGAACCTGATTATAAGAATGAGTTTAACTTAGAGGTCAGAATTCCTTACCTAGATTATAACAAATGGAAAACCTACTTCCTAGATGGTAATGATAAGATACCAACATTAGAGGGCGGTAAGCATGCAGTACTTTGTAAGCTTGATTCAGATGATCTTCCTTTTGAGTTTGAGTTTATTATGACCGACCATTGTGCATTCTTTAGGGGTGATGAAATCGATGAGGAGGATAAAGATATTGCAGAGATGGCAGTGAGACAGACTATTTCTTGGTTCTATGAAAATACAAAGCGGAGCATTAATCCACTTGATATAGAATCTAAGAAACAGCAGGAAATTGCAGACTATCAACAGAAGAAGCAGTTTGAAGAAATGATGAAGACCTTAGGTGGTGGTGAATAAAAAAAAAATAAAGTAGTAGATTTAATTTCTACTACTTTTTCTTTCGTTCCTCTTTATGGTCTCTCCTGGTTCTTGATAAAATCTTTCACTGCGTCACTTCCATTGTTGTCTATTAGCACCGAACAACTGGCCATAAAATATTTAGTGTTAGTTACTTTTGTGCAGTATCTTGTATAGACCGACATTACTAAGTTGAACACTACTACAATGGCCCATACTATCGGTGCGTGATGAACAATGTCTATCGCAGTGCAGGTACCCATCAGAAGTGCATAAAGTAAGACTGATGAATTATCTAGTAACTCTGCATACCTCTTACTGTTTGCACCATAGAAATAACTTCTCCCTACTAGCGGACACATAAGACTTAAGAATCCCATAAGTTCAGGGTTTCTTAGTTTTCTGTTCTCAATCATAAACTTGAGATCTGGTTCTGTTAGCTTGTCAAAATTACTCTTATCCAATTCCAGAAGCTCAAGAAGGTCAGGCTTAGAAATGTACCTACCAATCTCTGATCCCAATACTACTTTACAGATTTTTTCTTTCTCCATTTTTCTATATTTTTTGTTTTTACTAAGAATATTATTGTTGTATCACTATATACGTTGAAAATGCTATGATAGTAACCGATTCCTGATATCATAACTGGCTCAAACATCATAAGTGCGCCAGGTAAGGTTCCTCGATTACTGTACATAGAAGACAGTCCAATTGCATAGACTGGTAATTTCTCAGGTATTATTAGTCCATCCATAAAAGTCTGAACATAATATTTTTCTTTCAGTCTAATCCAACTTTGCTGCTTATAGGTCGGTCTTGCACTACATACCTCAACTGGATCATAAGCCTCTATATTTTCTAGGGTTTCTGATCTTTTTCTATTACTTGGTCTTCTGTTGATTGTATAATACATACTATATCTAAGTAGGCCTTGATCATCTAAGTAGAACCCATAGTGATTTCTTGATGGTCTTCTATACATGAATACACTACTTTGTACTACACCATTTTTCTGTACCACATCGAGTAAGTCCCTTCTAAATACATAGTTCTTCACTGTTTTCTTACCTAGCCTCTTAATAATCTCTGAGTAAGTATCATTATAGTCCTTACCTATCCTAGAATACAGGAACTTAATTGTCTCTCCGTACTCAGGCTTACAGTATGAACTTAAGTGATATTTATCTCTGTACCACATCGAGTAAGTTCTCATGGGTAACCTACGTATATCATCGCTTACTAATTTTCTACCAAACTTCTTTCTACATTTAGGTCTTCTTTCTCTATTATACCTATCTGATCTAATCGTTCTAAACTCAATCATATTCATAATTAAGGAATCTAGGGTAAGGGATTGAAAAAAAAAATAGGCTTACCGATTCATCACAAACCAGTAAGCCTTGCTGTGGACGACAACAATATTATAGTTTCTCTATCTCATAGATAACACGATCATTTTTAAGTCTCATATCAGACTCGTCAAGACCAATCCATCTATTAGTCTTAGGGTTAAACACCCTCTTTGTTCTTGTCTCCAACATCTTTCGCTCTGCAGCCAGTTTCTCCTCTACATTATCTAGCTGAATTGCGAAATCCTCCTTGCGGAATTTGAATGACAGTAGTGCAAGTCTCTGTAAGTCCTCTACACTCTTTGTCAACTTAATTACCACAATGTTCGCCTCAGGTCTAATCTTATAGGACTCTGGGAAATACTCCTGAATCTCTTCAAGACTTAACCCGCTTCCTATATGCCATGCGAACTCTACTTTGTCATTAACTGGGCTAAACTTATTCTTCAGTTCTTCCCAGATCTCGGATGAATTCTTAATAGAACTAAATCCGATACAGTTCTTATTCCCAATGCTTCTCACGAAGTATTCAGGATAAGTTTTAACTACCTCAAAGATACTCTCACGAGTTTCTTTAAGTCCTCGATAGCTATTATTACCTAAGATAGATATAATAGCATCAACGTCTACGGCTCTATTCTCAAGTACAAGAATACCGCCAATGTAAAACATAAGCTCCTTAACATGATCTGTTATGAACTCTGCCTTACCAACTGTTTTCTCTGATACCTTAATTAATCTTCTACCATCGTTCATAGACGGTTTCTTTATGTTGGTATCTATCTTTACACCAAATAAGTCCTTTGCCATCTCAGCAAGTGACTTTAGTGTTCCGATTGGGTCATTAGATAGTGTTAGTACCTTTGACCTTCCATCGATTGTAATGGTGTAGAAAAAGTTTACACCATACGCCTTTAAGGATGATTTAATAGTTTCTAACTGTTTCTCATCCAAATAGCTAACACCCCACAATTCTCTCAACTGTGTGAATGTAATTGTTCTGTTTGTGCATTTATTTACCACAAACTTAAGAAGCTGTTCTAACCTCTCGGCCTGCTTCTTTGTAACGGTGGAGATTTTCTTTGCCTCCGCCTTGCTATATCCGTTCTTCTCTAGACTTACTCTAGCATCACGGATTTTCTTGTTTTTATTAGTGAGCGATATTACTTCGCCACTAGTTCTCTTTGTAAGACCCTCTAAATATTCGAGTGCCTTGCCATACTGAATGAGGTAGACTTCTTGTTTTCTACGTCCTACCTCTTTCTCTGTGTTTCCCTCAGTCTTCTCAGATACTAAGAGATTTTTACTCTTTAACTCACTGATCAATAACTCAGCAAGTCTATATTTACCGGAACTATCCATTCCGAACTGGTTTAAAGCTTTTCCAGCTGCTTCTAAAATTAACTTACGGTCAGCTACATTTTCATTGCTTTCCGATTTAACAGTCTCTACAACTGCTTTGTACAAAATTTCCTTGTTCTCCATTTTCTTTGATTGATTTAATTTGTTAATAACTTGACTATTAGATCGGTGTTCGTGAATTCTTTCCAGCATTGAAGATCATTCTCTCTGTTACTCTTTTGTAACCTTTGATCTCATCATTCTGGTTCTCTATTATTCCACGAAGACGACCATTTTCTTTCATAGTCTTCTTACTCTCTAGATACAGATATACAATACCTGCGGTTAACAAGATACTTGTCTTGTTTCTCTTAAGGAATTTTTTAATACTCATACAATAATAAGGGATTTAGGACAAAATAGACGGAAAAAAGTAGTAGCCTAGTCTCCCGACCGAACTACTACATAATCAAGTTATAAATGTTTATTGAGATAACAAATATGCTCAACTATAAGGAATCTAGGACTGTCCATCTGCAAGCTTAAATTTGATATTGAAGTCTTCCTCTGCTCTTACGTAAACTGTTTCATGTCCCACTGCCTTGTATAATACTGCGTTGATCCAGTTATGTTGGGAATCCTTCATCTGTCCAAAACCCACAATCTCATAGGTGCTAGTGTGACTTAGTCCTGTACTTCCTGGATTTTTATCAATAAATTCTACTCTTTCACTAACTTTAAATTTTCTCATCTCTTATTTTTCTTTTGATTACATTATTAAGGTATTCAGATCCTCTCACATGACGCCCTAGTCCCCTTATAGTTGAAAATTAATACAGAGTTCAGTTTAATTAATTATATTTATGAGAATTTCAAAAACAATTTTAATCAGTATTGGCGCAGTCATTATTTGTACTGCTATTATCTTGCTCGTTATGAAAGTAAACTATAAGAATGAGCAGACGAGGTTAGTTAATCAGTATGACATGCAATTATCTAAGATCGAAGGCGTACATGATAATATGTGGAAAGTGCTAGAATCTAAGGCGGGCGTAACAAAAGAATATGCAAGCCAGTTTGATTCGATCTACAACCATATCATGAGCAAAAGATACGATCAAAATGATAAGGTCTTGTTTAACTGGATAAAAGAACAAAATCCAGAATTCAGTAATGAACTATACAAGGATCTTAGTGTTACGATCGAAGTGCAGAGGAGACAATTCTTAAACGCACAACTTGAAATCATTGATATTGTGAGAGTCCATAATAACCTAGTACAGACATTCCCATCTAGTCTTTTTGTAGAGAATAAGATGCTGAAATATGAAATGATCAGTAGCACCTACACTAAAGGCATTATGGAGAATAAGGTAGAAGATGGCAAAGTTGATCTGTTTAAGGAATGAAAATACTAGGAACATACTACCTTACGGAAACTATACCACACTATCCATATAAAGTGAATTTAGATTTTCTGATAGACCTAGACTTCCAGCTTAACTTTGGAATAATTAAAGGTAGGGCTGTTCTTGAGGGTCACTCTCCTGAAATGTTTAAAGGAAAACCAGTATACTCTAGGTATAAAGTTACTATTAAATTCAACAACAAAAAACATCCAACGGAAAAGAGTGTGTATTGTGCGTTGGAGAAAACACTTAGTGGTACAGGATCCGGTTTTTGTATAGGGCCTTACAATTGGAGAGGGAACAGTGACGTCTACAATAAGTGCTATAAGATGAGATTAGATAGTGATAGAATAATTAGTATAATAAAAAATAATCTAAAGAAATGATTTACTTACTAATACTATTACCAATTATTGCAGCTAATGTTGTATATTGGTATTTTAGAAAGAATAAAAAGTTAAACCTAGGAGACGAAGATAGGGGCGTACTATATCTGATGCTCTTAACGGTTCCAACTATACTAACTGTGATCACGATATTTACAATGGATCACACAATTAGGTATAGTAAGATATCTGATACGGAGTATTGGTCTTTCTATTATTCTAAGATCAGACACTTAGACCGATGGAACGAATATATACACAGAACTTGTACTAGAATGATCAGAGATTCTAGGGGAAATACTAGGACAGAAACTTATGATTGTTCCTATGTTGAGTATCACCCAGAGAGATGGATACTGGTTGATAATGGTGGTAATGAAATCTACACAAGCAAGGAGTATTTCGACAGTATTAAGACCCTGTGGAATACGAAGCCCATTTTTGTAGATATGCACAGAAACTATTATACAGTGGATGGAGATGCGCAGGAATATTACTGGGATCAACTAGGACAACACCTAATTACCTACTCCTTAGAAATGCCATATATAAATAAAATAAAAGGAACACAGACGGCATTTAGATTAAGAGATGTAAGTAAGGAGGAGGCAAAATTACTTGGCTTATTCGATTATCCAGGTATCAGTGGTCCTAACATGTATGAACAAGAACAAAATCCAATCTTAGGCTTTAATCCGGGCAAAGAAGTTATTAAGAAATTTACAAACTTCAATGCTAGAGAAGGAAGCAGAAAGAAGATAAGAGTTTTTGTACTAGTATTTAAGGAAGGTCAAGGTCCAGAAATTGCAGAAGAACAAAAGAACTATTGGCAAGGTGGTAATAAGAATGAACTTGTTATCTGTGTAGGGATTGATAAGTCTACGCATGAAGTTAAGTGGGCTGATTGTTTCTCTTGGCAAGACGACATAACACTTGACACTAGATGTAAATTATTCTTACAGAGTCAGAAGAAGCTTGATTTAGATAGACTTCATTGGTTCCTTAGAGAGAATATTGGACTATGGAAAAAGAAGGATTTTAGAGACTTTGATTACCTAGAACCTGAATTAGACTCAGATGATGATAATACAATAATCATGGTAGTACTATGTATCCTGCTAGTATCTACATGTGCTCAGGTTGGTACATTCTGGTATTATACTAAGAAGGATGAAAAAGATCAAAGTCAAAGTATCTTATAAACTAGTTAAGTACCCAGGTATATCAGTAGAGGAGATATTAGCAGCGGTAGAAATTCCAGTCACTAATAGTATATATAAACTTACTTGTGAGACGGGATTATTTTCAGGTGTCAGAAAATCTGTGTGTAATGGTAATAAGACAGTTAACAATTATATAAGATTTTGTATACCCACAAAGAAAGTACTAACTAGCAAAACAGTAATGAAGGAATTAGAAAACTTAATGCCAGATACAGCTAGTATACTTAAAATGCGTTACGCCCTCAAGATAAGTGAGGAAGAAAAGCTTGATAGATACCCTTATAATCCATATGTAATACTAGGGCGAGAATATTTACTAGTAAAAGAGGTAGATATTTATGATATAGTCGGGAAAATAAAATTAGGATAGTAGGTAAAACTACTATCCTTTCTTTTCCTTATTATTGAATGTATTATGAAAAAGTTATAATTAAAGTAGGAATAGTTTATTGGAGAGTAAAGCCATCGTGAAAGTGACAATACTTTACTACAAAAACGCAGAAAGTGACAATCTTTCAGCTAAGATTATTATTCCTGTTAGGTCTCAGTATAATATATTAGAGAATGTATTTGGATATATACTTAAAGGTCGCCATTTGCGTGTACCTAAGGATTACTACATATCAATAGATGTCCTTGTATCTAAATATCTAAGAAAGGAAGGTATTATTGATATTTATCTAGATTACATGAAGAATGGTGTTTATTCAGATAGGTTATTGTATACGGAGTTAACAGAAGAACCACCTGAATATCCAGAACTACCTAAGGAAAAAATACTTAATACAGATACAGTAGAGATAGAAGATAGCCTGATAAATGATACATTAAGGGCTAATAGTATGACAGAAAAAGAATTAGATAAAAGATTGAGTAGACTATGACAGAACTTAGTTATTGGGATATTAATAGAAGGGGAGTTATTGTCCCACACTTAGGAATCATTATGAACATATCATTTATGTCAAAATACAAACTAGAAATGGGACTTGGAATAACGTACTTGGGTAAGCTGAAAAATCCTGTTAAATACAATATCGAACTAGTAATATCGGACAAGAGCTTTAAATATATAACAAAGAAAAGAGTCTTGTCAGAACTAGAAAAATTAATACAAGAAAATAAATTTCTGGCATGGCATCTAACAACAGGCGATCCGGATAAAGATGAGTCTATAATATACCAACTTTTTGATTACCCGGAGAAAATAAAAACAGATACATTAAATATTAAAGACAGTACAATAAATGAGTTAATAAATAAAAAATTTAAGAAGAGTCAGTTTTACTAACTCTTCTTTTTTTTATCCGCCCTACACTACCTGATTATCTAGTAGTTTTAGGAACTGGTCTCTTGTCATTGTACCACCCGCTGCACACTTATGACCTCCACCATTATAGTTTTTTTTCATATAATCAGCAAGGTTTAATCCAGTTTCGGTTTCACTGTACATTGAAATTGAATAGTACAGCCCGCCGTTTTCATCATGCCTTAAATTTACGCACACTGTAATATCATAATCTCCATATACTGACTCGAACTGCTGGCTTCCAAATTCCTGAGTCAACATACAAATTCCCTTATACTTACCACCTACTATTACTGAAAATGCATGAGACTTAACGGCGGCTTTATGACGTTTCTGATTATATACTGTTATCTGCTTACCTGTCTCTAGTATTTCTGCAGTGAGTGGGGAATTATCTATCCTCAGCCTGTCAAATACTTGGTTAATGGAATTCAAAACCATACCATACTTAGTACGAAGACCAAGTTGGAATGCTAGTGTCTCTTTGTCCCATGAAAATCGACTCTTATCCCAAACATCATATGCAGATACTAGCCTCACTGCCTTAGGTACTATACTATCAACACCATACATAAATTTCCAACATAGCTCACACGCACCAAGACCTATCATTCTAAGGCCATCCATGTCATCGTAAGAATGTTCCTTAGCTGTATCAATCGCCCCTATGTGATGATCAATCCAGATAGCTCTATAACCACCAGATAACTCCTTAAGTCTTTTCATGTCCTCTGGTGGGAATGAAATGTCAACTAGAAAAACATGACATAGCTCATCCTTGCCAATCTTAGGTAGTTCTGGAATGCTGTCTCCATAATTCCATCCCTTTGTCAACACCTTCTCATACCCAAGCTCTCTTTCTAGGTAGTCTTGGATAATCGCAGCTGAAAATAATCCATCATAATCAACCCTATGATATACGATAAATCCTACAGTTTTCTTCATCTTAAAAGTCCTTATCTCTTATTAATTCACGTACTCTATCTTCTAATAAGGATTCTGCGATTGATTCTAGCTGAAAATTACCACTACAGTACACATAATAGACGTTACGTACTGTATCCCAATTCTTAGCTGTAAAATCTTCAATCAGGGCTACATTTTTTATTGCTGCTCTTAAGCTCATCAATTCGAGCTCATCTTTATAAGCAACTCTAACTTTTCCAGCATAGGATATAACTGATGTTTTAGCTAGCCCACTTTTAAAACTAATCTCACTCACTAAGTCTTTAATAGTCTTAATAGAATAACCACAACTGCGAATTATTTCTTCGCAGTCTTTTCTTTTTAGTCTTATTCTTAGCATAACAACTTGAAATTTATATTAATACTTTCTTACTAATAAGGGAATAATACCTAGGAAGTAACAAAAATGTAGCCTAACCTCACGGCTAAGCTACAAATAACGGCTTTATTAGAAAAAATCCCCTGATAAGAGTATTTCTCATTAATAAGAAATCTAGGGGATCTCAGGGTGCAAAAAAACATAGTCGACCCATCACAGGCCAACTATGTAATCTAACAACAAACTTCTGAGTACAAATCATTTATCACTAATAAGGAATCTACCCTGTCCTGTAATACCTTTTTTCCAGTACCTACCTTTTCTCTTTTCAAATATTTCAGGTGGTACTGTTACGAATCCAGTACTACTTGCTTTTAGGTAATCAGGTTTCTCGCCCGGCTTGATATTAAAAGATGTATTAATCGACACACTAATTAGGTCTTCTAGTTTAATTCCATCTAATGCAATCGGACAAACACCTAAGCCTTTCCAAGTAAAATCCAGGATCAGATGTATACTTCCATTCTGATCTAGTAGTTCAACATCATTCTTCCTAATTGAACCAGGGAAAGACTCTCTAACTACTGACCAACTGAGATATGTACCCCTCGATAGTTCATTATACTTATCGAGGTCTGTACTAATAATATCTTTCTTCAGACTAACCTCAAGCTGTGTAAGTAGTAATTCTAAGTCTAAGTATAATATCGGTCTACCATACCAATCCAAGCAGACTGTATCGGAATCTACATACCTAAATCCAGGGAGTTCTACAATCATATATCTAATACTACCTGTCTTCCCTGGTACTATAGACTTATCATACGTACTTAAGTTAAACGGATCAAAATCATCACATTCCAGACTAGTACTAATCCAACCTAGGCCAGCTGAGAATACGGCAAGGAAGTTTTGATACACAATACCTAACTCCTCGCACTGTTCTTTATTCATCAACCTAAACTTACTAGGGCCTTCAGATAGTACTTGCATCACTACTATTGACTTGTCGGGGAAGTGTTTTATCAGTCTAAATATCAAATCCGAGCCTGACATTCTTAGCTTGTATAAATCACCTTCCTTCAAAACTACACCATTACTGTTCGGTGCTTCTATACCTTCTAGTTCATACTCTATATTCGGTAGGCTAGACCTGATAGATACTGCTCTGACTTTTTCTAGGTACCTTCTCTTAGTGCTAGTATAAAGTATTTCGCCGGTTTTCTCATTGTACTTGTATGTAACGTCTCTTATCTTATCTTCTCTATACATTACTTAAGCGCATCTGGTACAAATTCAGTATTACTAAGCAAGAGGTTTTCAGATCTCTTACTAAGTTCTAACATTTTCGCTGACATTTCCTTATTAGCCTTAACAATTTCAGCACGGTCATTATCCCTCTGCTCTTTGATGTGTGCTAGCTTTTCAGTTGTGTCAGAGAGGGCAGTAAATACATCATTCATTGCCTTCTTGTAAGTCTCTACATCAATAATACTTCTACTTCCCTCTACTAAGATCTTACTTGTTGTTTCCTTCATCATCTTAGCGTTATTCAAGGTAAGTTCATTGTTGACATCCTTGATCGCCTTCTGAGTCTCAAGCACTGCCCTCTGTTTCTGATTCATAATGGCAATAGCGATAGATGTCTCCCAGTTTGGTATGATCGTCCTATAGATTTCCTCATTATTCTCACGCAGTCTCTCATTATTCTGCCTCATCATTCTAATCTGAGGTAGGTCGAGATTGTGTGTTTTCTGTCCGGCCATAAATAAGTCGAATGAGTGTCTGTCTATTTTTTCGACGAACTCACGCTGCTTATCTAATTCTGACTGACTGTGAGATGAAGGATCTTGCTCGAATTCCCTCAACATCTTCTGCAGCTTTTCTGTCTCGTCGTTATATAAGACAGCTAGTGCGACTACATGAACGCCGTAATATTCACACAACTCCTCAGCCCTTTGTTCCATTAAGACTAGAGAATTCATGTCACTATCCAAGTCTACCTCCATCTCTTTGACTTTGGCGATGATCTTGTTAACGTCATCCTTACTTGATTCGTACCTAGCCATGATCTTATCTGCTGACAATACCGCTGGTGTACCGAATACTGGAATCATAGCAACAAACTTTCTCCAACCCTTCATAGTACTTGGATCTTTCAATTCGTTCTTTCTGATTGTACTGATAAGCTCTTTTACATACCTACCAGCCTCACCAGCCTTATCCAGTTTATTCAGTTCCAACAAGGTACTAACACAATCGCTGCCTGTACTTACTATATCTGAACCAAATTTCTTAAGGCTATCAGAATCTGTAATACTCTTAGTGATATCCCTGCACCTCTTAATAGTTTGATCATCAAGTCTTGTTACATCTACTTTGCCCTTATCATCAACTGTTCTACCTGCTTTGATAAGTGCTTCTTCTTTTTTCTTAATACTTAGGTTTCCCATAATCTCATTTAATAATTGATTTAATATATTTTGTTAATTCTTCCTTCGATAGTTCATTGAGATCTACCCGATGATAATTCTGTAAGTTGCTCTCCTTTGCATCCAACACTATGAATCTACCTGTTACCGGATGAACACCAAAACCAATGAACGGAGTATTTCCATTTAGTCTAGCAAAGATATAGTCAAGGCAAGAGTTTTTAATACGCACCTTTGGAACAACTCCTAAGTCAATTCTAGAATTACTAAATTGTCTATTCCTATAAATCCTATACCCATTTTCTTTCAGCATCGGATAAATAGTACTCTCTATCATAATAGACAATTCAAATCTTAGTTCTAGTAATCTTTGTTCATACTCAAAGAACTTAGTACTATTATAGATTATACTCAGTATCTTACTTAACTGATCCGTATCTTCTGGACCTAGTAAGACTTTTGCATCTAGCCCCATATAGAAGTTAGTTGCATCATAATAGTACTTAGTGAAGTTGTAAGTCATTATATTATTATTAACAACTACCAACTCTAAGTTTTCCTTCCTACCGTCTGTATAGATTTCAACTACTATTCTTGAATCTAGAATACTCATACCTTTCTCTCGTAGTACTGTTAACAATAAGTCCCCTTTGTGAGTGGATAGTTCAGTACATTGAAAGCCTGTTCTTAGTAAAGTATTAACTACATCACTTATTGGATCTCTTTTTCCAATATGTTTTCTTCTTAATTCTTCTGTTAAATCTTTCATACTACTAATAAGGAAACAAGAGGGAGAGAATATTACTACCCTCTCCCATGATCATACCTATACTAACTCCTTTAGATAATACTCTGGATCTCTTTCGTTGTAGACCTCTTTCATCTTGTCTGGTGTTAGTTTATTACCATACTGCCTTATAAAATCTGAGAACTCCTGACCACTCATACTGCCTTGCTCACCTAACTTGATTGCTGCTTTCTTGATCAGTTCTTTTTCATTACTCAATACAGACCATACATAATCCATACCTTCCTTGATGAGCTCTAAGATTCTACCATCACCTGTTGACTTATTTGTTACCATTACATCTTTACAGTCAAGACCATTACTTATGCTACCATTCTGTTCAACATCTCTATGCGACAATGGTAGTGGTAAGTCAAATCCACAATTCATAACGGCCCCACTAAGCTCTTTCCACAAGCTCTGTATATCACTACTGCTACCAAGTAACCACATATCTGGATTACTATAGATTACTCTCTCTGCTTGATATCCACCTAGTGAAATTCTAACCTCATCTAAGATATCTCTCCTACAGTCTATTTCTCCTGCAAAACGTCTATCATAAGTACTACAGAATCCACCATGATCAGTAGAAACACTTACTATATTATCTGGTACCTCACCCTTACACCAAGAATACATAATCGCATGGCCAATTTCATGAACCGCACAAATAAATCTTTTCTTTCTATTCTCAGGGCATCTCTCCTTACCAAGTTCTAGTTTCTGTGTTACTATCACTTCCTCAGCCTTATCGAACTTGAGTCTAATATCGACGCTAGGTAATCTAAAGTCTCTGACACCACCGACGACACCGATACAGACTGACTTACTACGACCTTTATGTTCCACTACCTTGGAAAGATACGGTGTAATAAGAGTGTCAATACTACTGAGAACCGGCCTTACACCTTGCGTCGGATATACAGACTCGGAATACAGGAGGTCTTTCATACTCTGCTCGAATACTACTTTTATCTTATCTACTTCTGAAAATCTGTCTAAGATCCTTCCTATCTCTAAGTCAATAATCTTCTTAAAACTATCCTTGTTCAGTGTTGGGTACTTGATTATATTATTACCAAGTCTTCCAATCTGTTCAGGCCTATATCTCTCCTTAAGCGCTTCTTTGATGTCAGTTGTTGTCACCCTACTAGTAATATCATAGAATAAGTCTGCATCAATATCTGGACTTATATCAGAACTGTCCTTGTATGCCTCATCTAAGTTACCCAAGATAAATACAAGCGACTTACTACAATCAAGTTTACGAGAAGAGGCTGCAAGTTTCTTAATATCTTCAAGCCTCTCCGCTAGTTGACCTATTGTATACTCACCGGATAATAATTCCTTCGCAACCCTACTACCTAATGTATCACTCTTACTATTGAGCCTCCTAATAATAGTCCTAAGATATCTACTAGTCAATACTTCAAGTGGCTTATTCTGATCTTCTGTATTGTCCGTCTTAATAGAAGGTCCCCTATCATAGTGAAAGAACATAAGATTTAGAAAAGCGGATACATCATCGGGAGATTCAATATGATTGTCTTTGATAATAATATGAGGCAGTGACTTAGATGCATCAACTAGTTCATCTATAAAATCACATAAGCTACTGAAATCGTAGTTATAGTCATTTGTAATATCAATAATGCCACTATCTAAGATTGACCAGATAGGGCGAAGACTTGGTGCTACTTCTTCTTCACCAGACTCATTAATAGTTCTTGCATACTGAAATTCATCAAACATAAATACAAGACTATTACTGCCGGAAAATCTATCACCACTATCAGACTCTTCAGACTTGCCAAAAGTATCCATAATGTCTGCACTGATAGATTTATTATTATCCCTACACTCTCCACAATCAAATGAAATTCTTACATCATCCAAGTTCAACAAGCTAATTAATCTCTTAACTACACTTGTCTTACCAGTACCTGTCATGCCCCAGATAGATACAATGGTCGGTCTAGTAATAATCTCTGGCGTCACATACCAAGCATACACACTAGCACCAAGTTGATCAATTATATTATCAAGACCAACAAATTCACGCTTAAGTTGTACAAGTGCTGAATCTAGGAGTTTAATTCTATCCTTTCTCTTACTCGGTACTCTATTAATATTCAATTTCTCCATCATCTATACTATTATCAATTAAACTTGAACCACCAAAATTATTGTAGAGATATGTTTTCCAATCCCTCGCACTAAACTTACTAGACTCAACTATATAAGACCTACTAAGCTCTGCCAGTTCTTTTGCAAACCTATCAGCACCTACCTTATCTTCTGCCTCTGCCATAAGACTCACCTCACCGACTAATGTATGAAGTGTAATAGTTGCAGTGTAGATTGCATATTCTTCACTACTAACTGACTTACTTGATAGTTCGCAGAAATACATGCCACCACTCTCTAAGAAAGATTCACTATCTAAGATATTGGTAGTCTGATAATATTCATAACCTTTATCACCAGTTGACCAGTAAATAGTTCCACTCAAGTCAGCTAAGTATGTCTGATTATCTTCTACCAGATCGCTAAAAGTATTCGATCCGGTTTCTTTTAATAATTCTTTTAGATACCTGAAATAATTATCCATGTTTTTATTATTTAATCTTCACTAGTAAGGTATTGAAGTGACCTAGACCCCTTAATTGTAAGTATGTGGATAAAATGTAAGATAGAAAAAGAAAAAGATGATTACTATTTGAGACATTATCGTAGTAGTAATAATGATATGGTAAGAGTAGTAGTACACACAAAGACTAGAAAATTACTAGAGCCAGGTATTATTATTCTGTCGGTTAATCCAAAGAACGGTAGAGTAAGACCTATTAGACGGACAGCAAATAGGAGAGTCACTAAGGTTTTCTTTACTGGTATTATGAAGGAATATCAAGAAATGCAGGGAGATACAGTATTGATCTATAAGACTGGTAAACACTTTGATAGTAAGCTCGAACTAATCTGGGGGTGTAGTAAGATTCCGACTAGTAAGGGATTGGGTGAATTAGATGCCTACTATCATAAGCTATATAAGACTATTTTCAAGGGTGGACAAGAAGAAAATAATGTTTGAGCTTACAAGAGTGGGCAACGATAAATTCTTCCTTACAAAACTCCCACATAGATTACCTAATACTGGAGGTAGGTATGTTTTTATAGACACTAACGGGAAATCTTGTAAGTCTGGGTATATAACGGCCTACTTTGAAGATTCTGATAGAGGTGCGAGGTATATAGGCAATAAACTTAGATATGAAAAAGTAGTAATGGCTGGATTATATTCTACTGTTAGAGCCCTTCCTAGAAAAAGTACTTGGTATCTATTATACTATGACTTCAAAATTGGAGATCCAGATACAGTCACATTAGATGTTATATGGTGTTTTAGTAAGTGTCGTGAAGATAAGGTAAATGAGAAAGTCTTTATGAACTTGCTAGATGGTATGTGGGATAATATACGACAAGCAGTAAAAAACTATAAAGCAAGAAAATATAATGCTAGTAGAATTTGATATAACGAAAGAAATAGGAGGTAAGTTCTATCTCGAAAAGAATAGAGTAATAGGAGATAGTGAACATTATAGACCTGGTATGGTTTATACAAGGCTAGGTGACAAAGATTATATGTCTGGATACCTAGTAGTCACAGAGAATAGAACCCGTTATTTGTTTGGTGGTAGAATAGAAGACCTAGATTATTTCTTCTACGAAAATCTTAAGGCTAATATTATAAAAATAGCCAGAGGTAGTACTAGATATAGCCTCTACTTGTTATACTATAAATTCAATCGACAAGACTACGTAAATAATAGACCTACAGAACTAAGAGTGGTCTGGAGTTTTAGTAAGTATGAAGAAACAGGTAGGGGTAAACTAAAGGAAGAGATTGACGAACTGTTAAAAACTGCAACAAGGATAGTAGAGGATGAGAAACATAGTTCTTAAGATAACAAGAAACAGTGAATCTAGTTTTTCAGTATGTCGGAAAGCTGGGGAAGGTGCTAATCTAGACTTCTTATCTAGTTGGAATACGGTTAATGCAGAGAGAATAGATGGAGGAAAGTCGGTTAAGTCAGGCTATCTATACATTATCGCAAGACCTGATAAGTGGGTATGTACTAGTGATTGTATATTTGGCATGAATGATAGTAATGTCTTCTTGTCGGTAAACTGTGAATATGTTAACCTTGAATATCCAACTATCTACTTGCTACATTATGAGTTTGATTGGAGAAAATTACAGGAACAGACAGAGCTTGATGTAGTATGGTGTTCTAGTAGTTATCTGATAGATTATACTAGTGGTTATGAGAAGTATAAAAGTAGGTTAATTAATGATATAGTAAAAACAATTTGTAAGTATGAAGAAAAAAGAAAAAATAGAGCTAATCCAAGACATACTTAGTAGATTATGTTTTGGGCTTAAAGTAGAAGTTAGTGGAATCAGGTATACATTAACTAGAGTCTATGTACAACCACTCTATAATCACACAAATCAAGCAAAAGATGTAACCGCCTTATGTGAATTCTTAGGTGACGATGAGTATGTAAGTATTGAAAATGTACGACCTATTCTTAAAAGATTAGACGACATAGAAGAACGTGACTTGATTGACTATAGGGAGTACAGTGGTGACAAGACAGCAACAAGGGATGATATACTACAAATGGACAGTCAGGAAAAACGGGATTGGCTTTGTAGTAGGTTCTTTGACACACGAGGACTTATTGACAAGGGACTGGCAATTGATGAAAGTACCTTAGGAAGTCGTGAGTATGGATATGATCATGAAATTTAAAAACAAGATTAATATATGAGAACTTTATTGATCCTAAGAGGTTGTATGGGTAGTGGAAAATCTACCTTCATTAAAAACAATAACTTAACAGACTACACACTATCTGCAGACGAGATTAGGTTGATGTTTCATTCACCTAGCATGACGGAAGATGGTAGTATGTCGATAAGTGCAAGGTCTGATAGGGAAGTCTGGAACACACTGCACAGGATGTTAGAGGTTCGTATGATGTGTGGTGATTTTACAGTAATTGATGCAACCCACAAAACAAGTAAGGCAGTTTCTAAGTATTTGGAATTAGCAGATAAGTATAGATATAACTGCTACCAACTCAACATAGAGGCAACATTAGAAGAGTGCCTAGAGAGAAACTTACTGCGTGACCCAATAAGACGAGTACCTGATTCTGAAATAATTAGAGCCCATGAGATACTACAGGCCAATAAGATTTCAAACCGGTTTAAACAGATTAGTAGTATTGATGAAATAATAAACTACTATGTCACGGATGTATCAGACTATAAAGAAGTCAAGATAATCGGAGATGTTCATGGCTGCTATACTTGTCTAAAAGAGGCAGTAGGTGAAACGTTAAATCCTGAGGTCTTGTATGTATTTGTTGGAGACTACTTTGATCGGGGCATTGAAAATAAAGAGATGTATGATTTTCTAGTAAGGCACCATAAAGATAGCAATGTAATACTATTGGAAGGTAATCACGAAAAGCATATATGGAAACTCATTAATGGACTAGACATAACCTCTAGTGATTTTAAAGAAACACTGGAAGAAATAGAGAAGTCATACCCAAGAGATCAGGTAGTGAAGAATCTAAAAGAAATATACAATAGACTCCGTCAATGTTTCGCTTTTGTGTATAAGGGGCAGAAATACCTAGTTACACATGGAGGTCTAACTGCAGTTCCTAGCTTAACCACAATACCTACAATTAATATGATAAAAGGAGTAGGCGGATATGACATGGAAGTTGATAAGATATACGAAGAGAATTACTTGCTAGGGAGATGTCAAGACTTTATACAAGTACATGGACATAGAAATACGGACCCAACAGAACACTCTATTTGTCTAGAGGATAGTGTTGAATTTGGAGGAAACCTAAAAGTATTATCTATTACAGAGGGAGACCGAGAATTACTATCGTTTGAAAATAAAGTATTTAGCGAAGAGAGACTAAATAATTTTCAACAGGCAGTATATAAAGTAGATGATCCTGAGGTTTGTAAGATGATGAATAGTAGACTGGTTAATGTCAAGGGCTGTAAGCATAATATGTATTCACTGAACTTTACGAGGAATGCATTTATCGGCAAAAAGTGGAACCTAGCAACAATTAAGGCGAGGGGACTTTTTGTAGATAAGAAGACGGGTGAAGTTAGAATGAGATCTTATGACAAATTCTTTAACCTAGGCGAACAGAAAGAAACTAGGGTGGAAAACTTAGAAAAATCGCTTGTGTTCCCTGTTAAAGTCGCAGTTAAGGAAAATGGATACCTAGGAATTATGTCTGTGGTAGATGGACAGGTAGTATTCGCATCTAAGACAACAGATAGTGGACCTTTTGCTGAGAGATTTGAAAGAATATTTAATGAGACAGTGAGTAAGCATGATTCCGACTCCCTTAAGAGTTTACTAAAGAAGGAGAATGCATCGGCCGTATTTGAAGTAATTAGCCCTACTGAAGATCCTCATATTATTAAGTACGAAAAAGAAGAGGTAGTACTTCTTGATATCCTACACAACAAATTAAACTTGGAGCCAGATTATCAAACTGTGTCAGATAAGTTCAAAGAGGTAGTAAAGAAGAATACATCTATCAGAACGCCGAATGAATTTACTATCCACGATGATGATACACTGTGGGACACTATTGCATTATATAGCGTGGATAATTGTGAGATCGAGGGATTTGTAGTGACGGATGCAAGAGGATTTAAATTCAAGGTTAAATTTGATTACTATAACTTCGTAAAATCACTCAGGAGAATCATGCAGGTCTATAGGAAATGTAAGAGGGATGGAATAGAATTTAACAACAGAATATGTAAGGACGGTGTACAGAGAATGTTTGTTAAGTTCCTGGATAAGTATGATGATGGTAACAAATCTATTATCGACCTGTATGAAGAATTTGAGAAACTAGGAGATGATGAGCAGTGAATATATAATAAGTGCTGCAATCTATAGAAAAGAACCTAACATGCCAGAGGAATCCAGAGTAATGTACAAGGACCAGAGTAAGTGGGAAGAATTTGGCAAGGTTGATGATATTTACTTTATCGAGACCGCAAGAAGACACCCGGAAATCATGCATAGGTGGCGCGAGGAATTGTGCAGAGAAAGACAGGGATTTTACACATCACATGGTAGGTTCGTTGATAGAAAAACTGCACTACAAATCGCGCTAATGTCTGGACAGGTAGAGCCGGGTAAGATTAGCGGTGAGTTATTGTTTTCTGAAGATTTGTGGTAATGAAAAAAAAGAATAGTATAGTTTTACACTATACTATTCTAAAAATTTTTACTACTTCTTTGTAAAAGTAACCTTCATATTATTTACGTCTACTGTAATCTTGTAGAAACCGGGCTCTGTAATCTTCCACTGGTTATCATTACCTCCATCTACTCCTACCTTCATACTCATAGAAGTACCACTTGTAATTGGGGCAGGGTGTACATAAAAAACACCAACTGAGACTGGAGTTGTAGTGTCACTATCTACTGGCATCAAATAACTAGATTGATGAAAATCATAATCACCGAAGATATATGGAAATTTGACATAACCTGCTTTCAAATATCCTTCCCATATAAAGTTACTCTTATCTACGGCAGCATTATAATTAAAAGCTAGAGGTCTAGTAGCAATATAACCAACATCATCCGGAGTTGCTGAACCAAACATCCACAGTTTATTGATGGTTACTTTAGCACCATCTTGTTTTGTAATCTTCAGTTCAGGCAGTGGTGCACCTGTGTAAGGCTCTACTGTCACCTTATTAGTACGCACATTAACCGTAATCTTGTGAACCTTAGCTTCCGTTACTTTCCACTTAGGGTCAATAAAACGTTTTACATTATCATGGGTAGAATAGTATGAAGTAGTTTCTCTATCGGTATCATTACCATCCTTACGCAGAAGACCTGCACACTCATAAAGACCATTGTTGAAGAAGTAGAACTTAAATGTTCCACTGCCACTACTTATATCTCGATGTACTGCATCTGAAGTGTTGTGGTACATCTGTGTTGGCACATTAGAACCTAAAGCTGGACCAATATATGTAAACACACCATTTCCCTCATTCTTCATCTTCTGAGTAAAAGGCCAAATACGTGTACTATTATCGGTCCTTGATGTAGACTGTGCCCAACCAAAAGGCGTTGCATCGCCTGTAATGTATAGATGGTCTGCATCCTTAGGCCACTTAGCCATATCACCAAGATTATAATAGTTGTTCTGCGTAGTTGCATCAAAATTCTTCTTTGTGTAGATGCTGCGTACTGTAGTCTCATCACCCTCTATGTTCTTGTTCTTGCCAATAAGAGAGATAGTTACTTTGTCATATTTCGTTTCAACTAAAGGCATATAAATAACTCCCTTGCCGAAACTCTCTGGATTTCTATTTGACAGAGTAAGCCATGTATTTCGCATCATGCCCGGAATGTACTTCTTAGTAGTAAGATTGTATACTGCGCCATCATAATAGCCATCTACTGAGCCTTTCTTTACACTCTGTGTTAATGAAACACTCTGATAATCATGCATCATATCCCGGAAGTACATTGTCATAGATGGCGTAACATCAAGTGTACATTCCATCCTTACTGGGGAACCATTACTAGCAAGTTCCGGGCACTTTTCTATCACGCCTACACCTGTAAAGTTTGTATTTGTAAGCACTGCTGAATTCTTATCTGCATCGCCCCATGCAAAGCCTGCATTATCTG